AAAAAGTGGCAAGAACGACCGTATACCAAGACTTGGGCGATATAACGCTCAATGAGAGCCACCCCGGTGGCAAAGAAAAGGAGAATGAAGTGGGTCTAGAAGACGATCTGAAAGAGCTGAAAGAGTCCTTCAGCACTTTCAAATCTGACACGGAGAAACGTCTCCAGGAGTCCGAGACCCGGGCTACTGAGGCAAACGCCCGTGCAGATCGCGCCGAGGAAGCTCTCCTTGTGCGTGAGGCCCGTGACGTTGTCCGTCGGGAGGTCGAGGAGATCGAGGGTCTCCCCGAGCGTGCCCAGACCCGTGCTATCGAGTCGGCTCTGAGCAAAAAACTCCCGGTGGAGGATGGTCAGCTTGACACGGAGACGCTCCAGGAGCGTGCCCGCGTTGCAGCTGCCGCGGAGCGGGATTACCTGGCAGGTCACACGGAGACGGGCAAACCTCGCGGGTTCAGCGAGTCCAGTCGTCAGCGTGAGAACGATGCTCCCTCTAAAGACGAGCTCAAAAAGCAGTTTGAAGAGTCGGGCATGACTCCCGAGCAGGCGGAGATCGCCGCAGAGGGGCGGTAAGGCAGCATGAAGAACGAGGTCTACGATCTGGCACAGGAGCTGTACCTGCCTGTTCCGGAATATGCAGTCTCCGGTTCGCCGGTCGCGCTCGGGCAGCTTCCGGGCGTCTGCCAGACGAATCGTGACGGGAACGGAAAGGCCTCCGTGAAGATGCGGGGCGCCGACAAGTTCAAAGTCAAAGGCGAAAACGGCTCCGGCGGTTCAGCAGTTGCTGAAGGTGACATCATCTACATCAACGCCGGTACCGGAGTTCTCTCCAAAATCGCCACCGGTGTTCGGTTCGGCTACGCCCTCGGGACGGTCGGATCTGGCTCCGAAGCGACGATTTTGGTCAAGATCGGTTACTAAGACCGGTCGCAAACCCCAGAAGTAAGAAAGAACACAGACACACATGGAACTACTGGAGCTGATCGACAACCTGGAGTCCGGTTCGGGCTCTGCGTCGTCGTTCCTTAGCGTCCGAGAGGACGGTGTGAGGGTTCGCGGTCGGAAATCTGATCCGCGGAAACTCCTTGAGGCGGCTCGGTTCATCAACGACATTGGGAATGGGAAATACCCCATGCGGGTACTCCAGGAGGCGATGTCCACCTCCGACTTCCCGATTCTGTTTGCGGACGTTCTCGATCGGCAGATGCTGGGCTTCTACAAAGCCACGCAGCCGACCTGGGAAAAATACTGCCGCAAAGGAACCGTGCCCGATTTCCGCAATGTCAAACGGTTCGCCGTTGACGGAGCGGAGGCAGTGCTGGGTAAAGTCCCGGAGCTGACTGAGTACCCCGAGCGGGCGCTTGAAGAAAGCAAGGACGAATACTCGGTATTCAAGTACGGATCCCGGATCGACCTCTCTTGGGAGGCGATGATCAACGACGATCTGGACGCATTCCGACGCACCCCTGAAAGGCTCGCTCTTGCGGCCCGCCGGACGGAGCAGAAGTTCGCGACCGAATTGTTCGTCGGGAAGAAAGGGCCGAACGAAACGCTCTACACGAGTGGGCGTAAAAACCTGCTCCAGGGTGGTCCGACCCTTTCGCTGGAATCCCTGCAGAAAGCCCTGACCGTTCTCTCGGAAGCTCGGGACAACGATGGCGAACCGATCCTGGTGGACATGGTCTACCTGGTCGTTCCGCCGGCCCTGCAGGTCGTCGCGGAAAACATCCTCCACGCCACGCAGCTGAACATTTCAGGTGCTGCTGCCGGCGCGGCTGCGAACAGTGAACTCTGGACGCAGAACTGGATGCGGAGCCGGTTTGAGCTCGTTGTCGAGCCCTACCTGCCCGTCGTGGCCTCGGAAGAAAACGCGAACACCCAGTGGTACCTGATCGCGTCTCCCTCCATCGGGCGACCGGTGGCCGAGGTCGGCTTCCTGCGCGGCTACGAACAGCCGAGCCTCTACGAACGCGCTCCCACGGCGCGTCGTGTGGGTGGTGGCGGCGAGGTCAACGAGTCCTTCACGGACGACAGCCTCGCGTGGCGCATCCGGCACGTGATCGGGGGCACTCGCCTCGAAAACACTGGTGGATGGAAGGCTACGGTCGCTTCCACCGGCAAGGGCAGCTGAGTCTCGGAGCTTGGCTCAGTCCGGTAACACGGAGGGAAGGGATGGGCTACTCAGGCGGCCTGTCCCTTCCTCTGCCGGGATTTTGAAGGGCGTCGGCAACTTCTGCCCTATCTGCAAACAGAACTTCCAAACTCCAATCGAAAAATCCGAACACGATAGGATCCTTCATGGCCGAGGGTAAGGAAAACACCAAAGAGGAACAGAAGGAAGCATCTTCGGAAACGAAGAAGGAAGAGAAGCACCTGGAATTTCCCTGCGAGAGTTGCGGAACGTATTTCGGGTCGATTGAGACCCTTGCGGCTCACAAGGAAGAGAATCACTAATGCCGTTCAGCGAACATAGAGCAAAAGCCATCCTCGAAGCCCTTGAGGGCGAGGAACTCTTTGTTCAGCTTCATACCGGAGATCCTGGCTTGGCTTGCACCGCAAACGTCGCTGCTGAAACTACTCGGCAGGCTGCAACGTTCGGAGTGATCTCCGGTGATGCGATCACCAATACCTCAGACATTCTCTGGGAACCGTACGGCCACACCGAGGGCGTCGACTGGGTCTCGATCTGGACGGCAGCTTCTGGGGGCAACCCGGAGATGTACGGTGAAATGGATGCTCTGGTTGAACTTATCGAAGGCCAGGACTTCAAGATCGCCTCTGGGAAACTTAAACTGATGGCGGTCTAGTGACCGCGACGAGTCCCCTATTTACTGGCGGGGCCCAGTCGTATCTTCATACGTCCGGGTCTCTGCCTCTTGTCTTAAAGGAACCCCACGCGATCAAGACTGCGATTGCTTGGGTTCGCCCATCATCCAACGGCTGGGTAGGGACCGCGCTTGGCATCGGCAACGATGTGGAAATTAACTACCTCGCATTAGGTCTCAATGGTGCAGGGGCAGTCTTCCTTGAGGGATCGAGCACTGGCGACTCGTTTACGCCTAAAGCTGCTCCTGTCGGTCAATGGAGCATGCTAGGAATGCACATTCTCACCGAATCAAACATGGCATCCTCTCTCAATGGAGTTATCACCAGCGAATTGACTGCTGTTGTCAGTGAAGCACTCATGGATACGCTGACCGTTGGAGCTTTGATGTTCCGCGGCGAAATTATCTCTTACTTCCAGGGTGAAATTGCCGAGGTTGCTTGCTGGGATGCGGAACTGACCAATGAAGAGCTGAAAGAACTCGCTGAAAAACGTAATCCGACGAAAATTCGCCCGGAACATCTCATTGAGTACTGGCAGCTTAAAGGTTTTGAAAATCCATATCAGAATTATCTTTCTGAAGGATTGGACCTTGAAGTCGGTCTTGCCACGGCGCTCGGTGAATCAAATCCGGAAATTGAACCGCCGGGAGAAGAACCTGAACCTGAAATCATCGAAGGATCGGCCACGCTTGTTGGTTCTGGTGACGTGTCAGCGCGTGGCGTAGCGCAGCAGCAGGGCCAGGCGACGCTCATGGGCGCAGGCGCAGTCGAGGCGACGGGACGTGTGCAGGTGAGAGGCGCCGCGACGATCAGCGGAACGGCCTCGGTGTCTTGCGTCGGCAAGGCCCAACAGCGTGCAGAAATCGTGATTGTAGGCTCCGGGGTCGTGATTGCCAAAGGCAAGCGAAGGAGCTACGGCGAGGCCACGCTCATTGGTCAAGGAATCGTGAGCGCCCAAGGCGAAGGTCCTAACACGGACTCTACCTACAAGGGTCGTCAGGGACTGAGCACGTACAAATTTGTCGAAGGCGGAACTTACCCAGGTCTAGGAGGCGAAAGTACTTATGGCAACTGATCCTCTTGAACCGAAGGACAAGGTCCGTCTTCTGATCTCGGATGTTGGTGGCGATGATGGATCTAAATTCATCTACACCGATGCAGAGATTATGGCCTTTCTTGAAATGGCAGATGAAAACATCTTCCGCGCTGCTGTAGATGCCCTTCGCACGCTAGCTGCCAACGCCGCACAAGTCCTGAAAGTCATCAAACTCCTGGAACTCGAAACCAATGGCGCTGAGACTGCAGAAGCTCTCAACAACACTGCGGACAAACTGGAGTCAAGGGCTTCTGAAAACGAAGAAGGCATGGAATTTGTCGACTGGAACGTTGGGCCTTTCAGTGATAGGGAACTTCGGTACCGTGGATGGCTACTGGAGTATGGTGAAGGCTGATGCCACGCCCGAGCACTGCAAATACGGGTCTCCGAGGACCTGGTCAAGAAATCTTCACCGACGAGGCGAAGGAATACGGACGCGACCTAGGTCTCGACACTACGGCAACTATTCTTCGCAACGAACCAAAAGACGACGGGGGCGGTGCGCAGAAGGACCACTGGGAACCGATTGCTGAAAACGTCCCGGCGAGGATCGACATTTTTGGTCGACTCTCCCAGGCGAAAGGTGAGGCAGCGGATCGCATTGATGAGCATACGTCGCACATTGTCTCCTTTCCTCAAGGAACTGACTGCACGACGAAAGACCGACTGGAAATCAACGGTCAACTGTGGTCTGTGCTGGCTGTTCAGGAAAGGACCGGAACTGCAACTTTCAGGGTTGAGGTGAAAGGAATCTGAAATGGCTAAAGTCACCGCAGAGGCCACCATTGATATTGATGAGCACCGGAAGATCTGGGTACAGATCGCCATCGTTGGTGAGCCGACGCCAGAGCTTTTTGAAGCGGCGAGTGAGGCAGTCACGAACTCGGCAGTGAAACAGCTGGAAAAGTATAAAGAGACCAAGTACCCAGTTCGCAAACCGGACATGAAAGCCTTTGGCGATGATTGAGACTAAGGTCGAGGTAGTAGACAACATTCCTGAGATCACGGCAAAAGCCGTAGTAGGAACTGCTGCTGCCATCGAGAAGACCGCAAAGGGCATCAAGGAAGAGGCTAAAGACCGTTCTCGCGTAGAAAGTGGAGAAATGCGGGACGGGTGGGAAGCGGTCGAGCATGATCAGTTTGAGTGGGAAGTTCTGAACGAAGTTGAACACACGATTTACAACGAGTTCGGCACGGTCTACATGTCCGCACAGCCTATGCTCGGTCCGGCAGTACAGAATCACAAAGCAGAGCTTGAGCGTGATATAGCAGAGGCTTGGAATGCATGACCGAAGAAACCAAACCCAATCCGATCCGCGTAGCAATCAAAAAGTTGCTCGCGGAAGACGCAGTTCTGAAAGGAATAGCGTCGGGTGTCTTCTCAAAAGTAGCCCCAGCGGACACGCCCTTCCCGTACATCATCATCTCCAAGATCGGCGGTACTCCGGAACGTACCTTCGACGGCGAGCCTTTGCAAGAGCAGGTCTGGTTGGTCAAGGGAGTCGGCGATGCATCCGACGCCGAGGCCATCGACGCTCGGTGCAGAGAAATACTTCGGGCAGAGTCACTGGACATGGAAGGATTCAAGTGCAAGTACGCCGCCTGGATCAAAGAAGTGGACTATCCCGAAGTAGAGCAAGGTGAGCGTCACGATCACGTAGGCGCCGAATACAGAGTGACCGCAGAGAAGGAAGAATGAAGACTTATAAAAACATCGGGAAGGTGGAGAACCTCGGGATCGCTCCAGGCGAGACCGGGGATCGAGACATCTCCGAGGCCCAGGAGAAACGAATGATCGACCGCAAGGCGATTGAAGTCGTGACTTCTGGCGGTGGTACCCCGGCAGAGAAGCCGGAGGAGAAAGAGACCCCTACGGGGACTCCCGGCGGTACGTCTGGCTCATCCACGCCTGACGGAAAACAGGACCCGAAAGGTAAGTAAGCATGCCCGAAGGCAAGTTTGTACTGAAGGATGCGAAAATCGTTGTGGATGGGACGGACCTGTCCAAACGCGCTTCGCAGGTGGCCATCGAACTTCCGGACGACGAGGTAGATCTCTCGACGTTCGGCGGTGACTTCAAAGAGACCGGCAAGGGTCTCAGCGATGCGTCGATGACCGTCACCTTCTTCCAGGACTACGCGGCCGGACAGGTCGACGAAGTTCTGTGGCCGTTCAAGATCAGTGATGAAACGTTCATCATCGAAGTGTCTCCGTCGAGCAAAGCTCGGTCGGCGACGAATCCGACCTACAAAATGACCGCACGACTGTTCAACTACACCCCGATCTCGGGCTCTGTTGGGCAGGCGTCGACCACGCAGGTCACGTTCAAAAACGCCAGCGACAACGGCATCGAACGTCTGACCTCGTAAGGAGAGTTACCAATGCCTGAGGAAAATACCCCCAGTGTAGGAGAGGTGATCCGCGACACGCAGACGGGAAAGCTCCCGATCGGATCCGTCGAGCACATTCTCAAAAAGGCTCCCGAGGACCTCAAAGAGGAAATCCTCGAGATTCCCGAGTGGGAGTGTTCCGTTCGGATGCGGTCGCTGTCTGCTGCAGCAGCCTCTGAGATCAAACAGACGGGATTCAATTTCGAGGGAGACAACACCGAAGTTCAGTGGGGTCTCATGGAAAAAGAGCAGTTCCGTCGGGCAGTGATCGAGCCGAAATTCAACGAGGAAGAGGTCACTCAGCTCCACTTCACTTCGGGCCTGGGTTGGGCCCGGATCATGAAATGGATTGAAAACTCTTCCACGCTGGACCGGAAAAAACTGAAAGAAGCTGAGGCCGAGTTTCAGGAGTCCAAGCAGCCGAAGGAGTCTTGAATTTTTCCTGGCTGAGCTTCTAGGGAAGTCAAGAGCTGAGTTAATGCACGGCATAACTGAGATCGAGTTTCAGGAATGGCGGCTCTACTTGGCAACGCGAAGTGACAGAGAAGAGTCTTAGATGAATATGGCCGCGGCTATGAGCGTGATTGTCTCCGCCCGAGGGGTGATGGAGACTCGCGCTCAGCTCGCGACCATATCATCTGAGATGAGGAAAGTAGAATCTACTACCCTCAAAGCTGGTCGTACGATTCAGACCACCGGCTCCCGAATGGAGACCGTTGGCAAAACGATGACCAAATACGTGGCCGCCCCGATGCTCGCCGTTGGCGCAGCGTCTGGGGTGATGGCCGCGAAATTCCAGAGGTCCATGAACCTGATCTCCACCGACGCCGGTGGTAGCCAGAAAGAAATCAGGGGCCTCACCAGAGAAGTTCAAGAACTGGCGAAACATTCTGAGTTTGGACCTCAGAAACTCGCTGATGCTCTGTTCTACGTCGAGTCTGCTGGTGTTCGTGGCAAAAAAGCCATCAAAGATCTAGGCGAGATCCAGCGGGCGGCGATGGCTGGTAACGCTGACCTGGAACACATGGCCTTTGGTGCAGTGGGCGCTATGAACGCTCTCGGCAATGAAGGTAAAAACATCACCAAGATCCTGGCGATCATGAACTCCACGGTCGGCCACGGCCACCTTCGTTTGGAGGAATTGGCACAGGCAATGAGCACTGGTACCCTCGGTGCTGCCAAATCGTTCGGGCTCACGTTTGAAGGGTTCGGCTCGGCCATCGCGTTCTTCACCCGAATGTCGGAACCCGCGCAGCAGGCCGCGACGAGACTGCGCCAGACGATCACGCACCTGGCTTCCTCAGCTACTGAAAAGGGCAAAGAAGCCCTTGAAGGTATCGGAGTTAGCGTCGATGTTATGTCCGAAAAAATCCGGAAAACGGGAACTCTCGGGCCGACCATCGTCTACCTCGGCGAACACCTTGAAAAGCTCAACGAGGCAGAAAAAAATCAGGTTCTGACGGAAGCCTTCGGTGGTGGTCGATTTGGCACGCAGATCCGAGAGGCGCTGACTAACACCAAACTTCTCCTCAAAACCGAAGAAGAAGTTGCTGATCACGCGACGATCTCCAAACTGAGGAAATCTGAGCAACTCCAGGAAAAATCCTGGTCGGTTCAGATGAAAATGCTTTGGAGTACCATCGAGACGGAAATGATCAAACTCGGGGAAGTCCTGCTCCCGATTGTCATTCCTATCTTCAAGGAAGTTGTCGGGTGGCTCACCAAAGCCTCTGAATGGTTCCAGGGGTTGTCACACGATACCCAGGTCTGGATCGTGAAAATCGGCCTGATGGTCATTGCTTTTGCTCTGGTGATCCGAGTCGTCGGTGGGTTCATCAAGAGCATTGGTGAGATCATCACTTGGTTCGGTAAGACCGAGACTGCAAACGCTGAGCTTATCGCATCGAACCAAGCAGTTGCTGAGTCTTACTTGGAGATCGAAGCTGCTGCTGAGAAAGCCCTGATCGCTCGTAAAGAGATGGAAACTCAATATGGGCCTTACGCGGGCGGGATCGCGGCCACGAAGGCTGGACTCCCGACCGAGGAGGATTTGGCGCCTTCTCGCTCGATGCAAGTTGCAAGCGCGGCGGCATCTGCAAAGCAATATGCTGGTCGTCTGGCTCAGGGTCTGACGTCTGGAATCCCGGGTATGTTCGCAGCCTATGGCGTCGGGAACATCATCACCTCCGTCATGAGCGGCGATATGAAAGATGCCGGATATGAGGGTGCTGGGGCCATGGTCGGCGGGCTCGCTGCCGTGCTGACCGGCAATCCCGAGCTGGCAGGTATCGGCGTCGGAATTGGATCCTTCCTCGGTGAAGTCATCAGCCACGCGCTGGAGGGCAGCGTCACGCTCTCCCCGTTGGAGCAGGGGATCAAGGACTCCACGCATCGAATCAAACAGTCGCTCGGTCAGTGGCGTGATGCGACCACGGAGCTCAAGGAAGCCAATGAGGGCGTAAAGGAATCACAGAAAGAAGTCCACAAGACGGCGGGCGAACTGCGCAAAGCGGAAGAACGCCTCGATGAAGTGCGCGAAGACCACAAAGGACTCCACGCTAAACTCAGCGCCGAAGATCAAGTCTTCAACTCGCTCAAACGGAACAAACGAGCGATTCATGATCTGCAAAAAGCAGAAGAACTTCAGCGCTTCCAGCGTGAATACAAGGGACAGTCGATCCGTCAGGTGGTCACTTCCTCAGCTATCGGGATGAACCGCCAGGAAAAACGGATCCGTCACGTTCACGCAGAGCAGGAAGAAGAAGGGATCAACCCGCAGAACACCAAGGCGATGGGGAATGCCTTGCGGGCGTACGCGCACGACGTGAAAGCGTACAACGATGGGATCCGAGCTGCTCGCAAATACAACAAACAGTGGGCAGAAAGTCTGGAACAGTTCAATGGTTTGCAGAACCGCTTTGGCAAGGAAGGCCACGGCTTGGTTATGCAGATCGAAGAAACTAAAGAAGCCGTCAAACACCTCAAGGAAACGACTTCGCTGCCGAGTGCTCCTCCTCTGGAACTGAAAGAACTCGCCAAAGAAGAACACAAACTTGAACATCTAGAAGAACTGATGGGCAAGCTGAAAGACAATGTTGTGAAGAACATGTCTGTCAGCGAAAAAGCGACTCTCCTTGCCATGTCTACTATGGCTCGGGAAGGTGGCAAGAAATTCGGTGAACTTGGTGGACTGGCGGGTCTCGTCTTCGATGGACTGCGAACTGGACTCCAGAAATTCCATCCGAAACTGAATCTCGGCAATGCCCACAAAGAAGTCAAATCGCTCGGAGACCGCGTAGGAACCACGCAAGGCACGGTCGAAAAAATGGGCGAAGTGATGAAAAAGAACTTCCAGCCCGCGCTCCTGACTGCCTTTACCAACACCGGGAAAAAGGCCGAAGAATGGGGCGAAGTGACGATGGGACAGATGAGCGCTACGGAAGCTGCCGCTGTCACCATGATCGAAGCCTGGGGTGGAGTAGCCCCGACGGGCAAAAAAGCCAAAGGTGCTAAGGAAGTCGTCAAAAAAGCCCGCGGTGGTCATCTGCCTGGATCGATTCCCGGAGACCGGATTCCCGCATTGCTGGAAGACGGCGAGTACATCATGAACAAAAACGCGGTGAAAGCCGTGGGAGTTCATAACCTCAACGCGATCAACTTCGGACTCGCACCGCGGTTCGCCGAAGGTGGCGCTGTGAGTGCCGCGATGGCAGAGGCACAGCGCATCGCTGGGACTCCGTATGTCTGGGGCGGTGGTCATACCTCGTTCAGCATCTCCGGTGGTCTCGACTGCTCGGGCGCTGTATCGAACGTTCTTCACGCTGCGGGGCTCCTCGGGCGTCCGATGGTGTCGGGCGAACTCATGAACTGGGGCTTGCCCGGTCCTGGCCCGATCACGGTCTTCGCCAATCCGGGACACGCCTGGATGAGCATCATGGGCAAACCGTATGGTACCTCTGTTGACGACAGCTCGCACGGTCTTGGGTTCTACCCGCAACCGCCCGCGTCGTACAAGGCAGGGTTCGCAGTCAGGCACGCCAACGTTGCGGCAGCGAACATCAACGGCGGAGCTTCTCAACTACCTGAACTTGGCGTCGAAGGACCGGGTAAAGACGCTGTCATGGGTAACGCGCTCCTGAAACGAGTGCGGTCTACCATGCAGACGTATCTCGATAAACACGCGCCTGGTAAATGGGGTGGTGGAGATCCCGGCGAAATCATGGAGGGTGGCAACGGTGCGGTTATGGCTCAGATGGGCCGGATCCTCTTCGCACACGGTGCCAACAAGATCGGTGCTGCTGGGATCCTGGGTAACTCCTACCGCGAGTCCTTGCCCCCGTTCAATCCCGCGTCAGTCGGAACGGGTGGCGGTGGCCTCTTCGGTTTCACTACTCCACCGATCTCACTGGAAAACCTCAAAGAATTTGCCCAGCAGAATCACAAACCCTGGACTGATGTTGGCCTCCAGATGGCGTTCATGCTCGGGAGCCCCGGCAACGGTCAGGCCATGATCCCCAAGGTCAACGCGGCCAGTTCGCCGGGTGACGCTGCGCGGATCTTCATGGAAGACTGGGAGCATCCTGGCGTGCCGGCTCTCGACGTTCGCGAAAAGGGTGCCCGTCTTGCCTACGCCGCGGGGTATGCCAAAGGTGGAACGGTCAAACAGATCAACAAAATCTTTGGAGAACTTCACCATGGCGTTCACGATGTGGCCAAACATCACCCGCTGAAAGGCTTTGCTGAGATCAAGCGCGGAGTCCGGAAACTTGGCAAAGTTGCAGGCCTGAGCGAAAAACAGATGGAAGCTCTGATCAATGGTTCACAGCAGATCCAGCAGTTGTCGGAATACGCGGCAAACGCGGGCGCTGGGAATCACATGGAAGAACAGAAGCCGAACAAAGCTCTGGAAGAAGCGACGTACACTCGCGAAAAACTTGAATGGGAACTCGGTAAGAGCGGTCTCAGCGCCGAAACGATGGCGACCAAAAAAGCTGAACTCGCCTCGACTAAAGAAACCATCAATCATCTAACTCGCGAAGAAGAAGAATGGTACGCCAAAACGGTCTTCGGTCAGTTCAAAGGCCATGATGAAGGCTTCTGGCTTAAGTCAGAGCTTGAAACTATGGCGTCGATGCGGAACAGCCTACTCAATGCGAAACAGGGAATCCGCGGCCCTCAGAAAGCGATCAACAAACAAGTCGCTAAATTCAAGCACATGCTCCACGTTGCTGAAAAACATGTGCGAGAGTACGAAAAGAAACAGCACGAGATTGAAAAAGCCGAAAAAACTATCGAACGCGAAGAACGCGAAGCGATTAAGGCACTTGAAAAGCAGAAGCAGGAAGTTGAAGAAGCCGAACACATCGGGACTCACAAGCTGGAACATGAAAAGAATGAACTTGAAAACCAGCTGAACCACTTGCAGAACGCGAAAAACCCGGACAAGGGCGCGATTGCAAGCGTGCGGAGTCAGATCCAGGGAGTCAATGACGCCTTGCACAACACGCAGAAGGGTGGCGCGGATGGCGTCAAGGCGATCAATGAACAGATCCACAACATCGAACATGTGGACCAGGACAAACTGAGGACTGAACATAAACATCTGCACGCCGCTGAAAAACACCTGAAAGAATACGAACGTCAGGTCTCTTCTTACACGGAAGAATTGATCCCGGAAGCAGAAGCCAAGCGCGACACGATCAACGAAACCGCAGCTGGCCTCATGTCTGGATACTCCATCGAGGACGGCCCACTCAAAGGTAAATCTTGGGAAGGTCTGACCGAACTGCAGGGTCAGATCGAATACTTCAAGCGTCAAACGAAGCTCCCAGAATTCCCGAATGGTCAGTGGGGAGGGAATATCCTCCAGGTGCAGGAAGCCCTGCAGTCTTACGCGACGATCAACACGCCGCCTGAAATCGGGCTCGGGCTTCACTTTGAAGCACCTGAAGAAGAAGGCGAAAGCGAATACTCTTCACGCGAAAAAGAAATCAAAGAACTTGAAAAAGAACTGGAACTGATTAATCTTCATCGCGAACAGATCCGTGCTGTGCAAGGTCCGATCATGGAGAGTTTCCCGACTGCACAGCAGATCGCGGCGGTCCCGCATGTTGGCTCTTTCGCCATCGGCGGTATGGTGGCCGCTACCGTCAACGAGCGCGGGCAAGAGATGGCAGTCATGCCGATCGGTTCTCATGTGGTCGCGAGGCACGATGCCCTCAACGCCATCGGGGCTAACTCTAGAACCCCGAACATCAACTTTGAAGAGATTCACTTCCATGAGGATGAAAACAAGGTCAGTGGTCGAGTAAATGGCCTGGAGTTTGAACAGGACGTGGAATCTGTAAACAGGAACACTACGAGGCGAGCCACGTGGGGCAAAACGCCAGGAGGGGCTAGGGACCGTCGATGACTGTATACACCGGCATAGAGACGATCACGCTCGACGCCATCGAGTTCATCGGGGAACGAAGCAGCCTGAATCTGGACGAACTCGGTATCCGCGTGATGAGCGCTGAATGGGGCGACGCACAACAGGAAGTCTTCTACATCCGCCAAGAACTTGGTGAAATTCCCGCTGAACGCCACCCACCCAATCGCACCGTCACTATCAAACTGAAGGCCATGGAGGAAGGCGAGATAGCGCTTGCGCAGGCGGCGCAGCGTCTCCAGCAGAAGGTCGGGCTCTTGCAGCAGGAGGGCGGCTGGGTTAAACGCTCTTTCAGTGCTGATAACAATGCCGCGGTGTCGGTGGGATTTGAAGTCTACAACGCGGTGCTTGCTGGGATCCAGGGTTGGATGATGGCACATCGGAAAACTGCGAATGAAATTACCTTGACGCTCACGTGCTCTCCGTACTGCTACGGAACGAAAGAGCTTGAAGGCTCGGTCGTCACGTCTTCCAATGGGCACGATGTGGAATGGGAAATCGGATCTGTCAAAGGATCAGCACCCGGTCTGCTTCGACTGAAAATCAAAAATACCGGCTCTATTGACTGGAGCGGGTTCATCGGATCCATTGAGTCCAAGGATCACAAATCGGGCTCGACGGCACTGATGGCTTATGAAGCCAAAGCTCTGACGTTCACGGGCAGTGAAGAATTTGAAAAAGAAAGCGTCAAAACTGTACGACGGAAACTGACTGCCGAATGGCAGACGATTCTCCAGGGAAAGATCGCAAGCGGATCTCTGGATATGACGCATGTGGGCGGACGCCGCATGTTGGTCCGTCTATACAACGAAGCAGTCAATGTGGAAGGTACCCGTTTGCGTCTCGAATGGCGAGCGCTAAACGGGTTGTGGCAGGTCAATGATGAAGTTGAAGCCAGAGTCATCAGCGGCTGGATGATCCTTGATGTGGGGGAAGCAGTGATCGAACGCGCCGTCTACGGGGAACAGGCCTGGGAATGGAAACTCCAGGTTAAAACTGCAAAGGCTGAAACTAACAAGTACATCTATATTCACAAGATCTATCCACTTGCTCAAGAGCAGTTCTTCGCGATGCGTAAAGCTTACCTGTCGCGGATCCCGCCATCGTATATCATCAACGGGGAACTTTCCGAAGGTGTAAACAATGAAGCCATCAACGGAAAGGCAATGGTCACCGGTGGTGGTAAATGGGAAACTTCAGGATCTGCCAAAGGTGACTTTTTGAAGATCGGTGCTGTTGGTTCAGGCAACGGTTTTTATCGCGCCGGGACCGGAGCAGATACCGAACTCAGAAAAGCATTTGTCAGCTCCCCTTCAAAAAGCAACGTCTACATTCAGACGGCGTGGAGTGGAGGTTATTTCCGAGGTCCAGGAAAAGTGCGTGAATATGGTCTATTCGCACATGGGGAAAATATCAAGGTTGCCATTGTTCAGGAATGCCCTACGGAATATAACTGCAATTGGTATCTCGAAGTTACTGGTGCTCACGTAGTTAATCCTAAACGAGTTGAAATTATTCCAGGTACGAAAAATTCGGCCTTTGCCCCTGGACTTTTTACGGTTTCAATCGTAGGGAAAAAAATGGTAGTCTACGTTAAGATGTATCTGAGCTGGATTACCGAACTCTCGTTTGAATTGAATGCGACGACTGAAGGCAAAGTCGGAGTCTTCGATAAGCATACTGACGTGGAACAGATTGGTGGAGGATTTACCAGTATTACTTGCAGTCAGTTCCTTGTATACGAACCCGAAGTCGATGTTCTTCTCAATGCCGGGCGGTACATGAACTTGTCGTCCAATGGAGTATTCGTGCAGCATGGGACTCTTGAACGATGGGGAGAAATCCCGTTGCATGAAGGCTTCCTTCCGGATGCTACGCCGAGCTACCTTGAGGCCAGGGTGTTGAAGGGAATTCTCATCCCATCGCAGGGCGACCTTGAACTTCTTGGAGACCCGGGATCGAACGCACTTGAAGTCGTGCCGTTCTACAGGCCTGCGTATCACTTCATGTCCGAGGCATCCACGTGAGCGAAGAAGTCAAGCCCCGCATAAAAGTCGGACGGTCGTACCCGCCTGATCGCCTCGGGCTGCGCGTGACCAACCCAGATAATGGTCATGTACTGCGTCTTGCAGAAGATGAGCATAACGCAAATAATATTCTCTCCAATCTTCGCTTTTCAACTGAGATTCCCGGAGGCTACAAGGAACTCAGCAATGTCTTGAACAGGATGCCGCAGCGAGTATGGCCTGAACTTTCAGTCAACTCAGACGTTGTTGCGTACCTGGCTAGCGGCAAGCATGTGTTTGAGGGATACATCGACAAGGCGCCCAATGTGTCAGGGCCTCAGGCCTCGATCACCCCATCAATTCTTGGATACCAGTCGATGATGGAAGACACTGAGGGTATCAAGATCGGCTGGTCGTGCAAGGATCACTCCCGGTGGAACGAACCTCCAGCAGCGCGCAAGCTTAATCTTGGTACTCCGTTCAAACCAGTCGGCCCGGAGAATGAACCAAGTTCATCTCAACTCAATGGGACTAGTCCTGTTCTGAGATTGAAGAATGAAAATGGTTGGGGGACTGTTCGTCCAATTTGTGAGGCCTGGTTTGATGGGAATGGTATCCCTATCGGGGCTATCAATGGCAAGTTTCAGGAAGCCGGCAACACCAGTGGGAACTTGAATTTCCTCCTGATTACGTTCATGTCTGATAATGGGGCTTCTGCAGCATCCGGGACTGTGTCGGGTGATTTCTTTACCGCCAGCATAGGGGAATTTTGGAATGGTCCTGCTGTTCCCGGTCATAGATTTGCTGTAATAGAGTGGTACTATTCTGCTGAAAATGCTGGCGCTGAAGGGTACTCTTTTGATTGTCTTGCTTATGGGCCTATCTGGGTGCGTAGTGAACGAGCCTGCAATCTTCCGGCGTACAACTACGGTGGCGCAAATCCTTTCCTGACTTGGGGCTTCAAAGCAAAGGATATGCTTGTTGATCTCTTTGCGGCTAAAGCAACGAATGGTCTTGAAGCCAGAGCAGAAGACATAGACGACGATAGCTTCATCATTCAGGAAGCCTGGTACGATGATGGTTCTCAAACGCTCGCGGACATCGTTAAGGAACTGATCAAATACGGTTGGTACGACTGGGGTTTTTACAACAAGAAGCGCTTCTTCTACAAAGCGCCTGGAACTTATGGTGAAACGTGGAAGACGACTGTTGCTGCCTGCAACCTCAATGAAGTTGGTGAAGAATCTACCCGGTCCTACAACAAGTGCAAAGTTGAATGGACCGATGCCTCCGGTGAACCTCGCAGTGTAGGTCCAATCGGATCCGGGGCTACGTTTGAATCGACGCGGTGCGAAACCCTCAACGTGCCCTCGCGGCCGCGTCAGAAACTTATCACGATTAGCGGGGCCATGACGGAAACCACGGCGTTTGAAATTGCCGAACGGTTTCTGATTGAAGCTGCCATGGGAAATGTCAGCGGTTCAGCAACTCTCTCTGGATATGTGATGAACAGCCAGGGATACTTTTATCCCGTATCGGTGGTCAAAGCTGGGGACTACCTTGAAGTTACCGACGCTCATGATCGGACTCCTCGAAAGATTGTGAGCACTGATTACACGCATCAAAACCGGCAAAACCAGCTAGAGCTCGGGGCTCCACCCTCCGGGTTGAACGCGCTGCTTGAACGATTGCAAGAGCAGGCAGCGGCAGCGGGAGTTTAGTATGAGTCCTAAATCGGTAGACACGCTTGCGGCGGAGATCGAAGCGCTGCGCGAACGGAGCGACGACCGTATGGAGAACATCAATACTCGTATGGTCAGCTTCCACGACAACATCAGGATCCTCAGAGGAAGGGCTGAGGAGAATGCAACCAACATACAAACGATCAAGACTGAACTTCAAGGGATCCGAGACGACATTGCGGATGCTCGGAAAGACGCAAGGGATGATTACAAAGCACTAAATAAAAAAGTCGACGAAACGAAACAGGAGTTTGCAGATTGGATAGACGGTCTAGCATCCAAGTTCAAATGGACGGCGGCCGTTCTCGGTCCCCTCGTTCTCGGCATTCTAGGGTTCATAATAAAATGAACGATCAACCGGAAACCCGCCCGAGGGATCCCGCGTCACGTCGCGTTGAGCAGGCGAAGCGCCGTGCCAACCGGTGGATGAAATGGGTTGCCATCCTAGGACTTGTCCTGGCAGTCGGTGTTGTCTACACCCTGGCCTTTCGCACTCTGACCAAAAGCGACACGTGCCATGCGTTGTCGAAGAATGATCAGATCTTTAAGAAGTTGCTTGAACATTCTGAGAAGAAGTCTATCGAAAATGTCCGAGCTGGCATCACCAACGGTACTACTACGATTCACGAAATCAAGCATTTCTACGAGCCAACGCTCAAAGAACTGGAAAACATCCACTGCGGTTAGGAGCCTGAGTTGAAAATCGCATATGAACATCTGACTAGCCACGCATCATCGCGTGAGGGCGCCAGGATCCATGGGCTGGTCCTTCACACGACTGAGGGCAGCGATGCCCCGAGCGGAGATCCACCGAGCGACCTGGTGACGCTGGGGAGCATCTTCGATCATGAGGAAGCATCCGCGCACTACGGGGTCAACGTGCGTGGGGAGTTCGGTCGCTACGTCCGGGATTCAGCAAAGGCCTGGGCGGTGTGCAACTACAACCCAATGACTCTGAATCTGGAGCAGATCGGGTTCGCAGCGTTCTCTACTGCGCAGTGGTTCGCACGGCACGATCAGCTGCATGGAGCCGCGGAATTCCTCGCCTACGGGCATATTCATTACGGGGTGCCGCTTCGCAAGGGCGAGTGCTCAAATGGACAGATCACGGAGCCTGGGATTTTCCAGCATAAGGACTTCGGGATCATGGGATGTGGTCACGTCGATTGCGGTCCTGGTTACCCGCAGGGCTACGTGACGTTGCTGGCTCAGTACTTCATTGCTCATCGCCTGCATCCTCAGGCCAAACACACCGAGGCGCTGAGGAAGCGAATCAATGGGATCCGTCACGTGCATAACGTGAAACCGATTCCGGCCCCGAAGGACCACAAAGGTCCTCACGACAAGCTTCTCATTCCCTAAGCCTGAGAGGAGGTGATAATTAAATGCAAGCTACTGTCGAAAAGTACGCGAAGGGATTGACCAGCCTCCTGGTCCTCGCCTTTGCGGTTGTCGCCCTGTTCTGGGGTGGTGACATCTTCGGTTTCCACATCACGGGAGACTTTGAAGCCAAAGTGATCGCCCTGATCCCTCTGGCCTCAGGAGTCATCGTTGTGATCGGGACCAAGAATGCTACGCCCGACGCGATAGACAAGGCCATCATGCAGTTCTTTTCCGGTGCCATCTCTATCGCGCTGTTCTTCCACGAAATCCCTTCGGATCTCGGTGTGAAGATCGGGGCTGTGGTATATGCAGCGGTCGCTGCTGTCTACGTGGTGTGGCGGATACCTAATTCAGAAACCACGGTTTCGCCAGCCGTCCCAGGCGGTTAGTCCTGAGGCATCGGGAGCTCGCGGCGAGTGTCAAATTCGTCGCGGGCTTTCCCGATGAGTTCCTTGAGATCCGCATTGGATAGTTGGGCGATGCTTGGCATCTTCCCTTCAAGGTTGAGCTGAACAAGCTCATCAGCGGAATCTTTGATCCAGGGCATGATGAGAACTGGAACGTGATCGAGACCGATACGTCGGACCCGTCGAAGACTTTGGATCCAGGCGTCGGCGTCCATGTTTCGGTCGTGGTAATAGACAGTTCTCGTATCGGTAAGGTTGTGTCCCCATTTACCAACACCGAGTTGGAAAACGAGAATATCGGCTTCTCCATTTTTGTAACGCTCCAGTTCCTTCTCTTTGCGAGCATTTGGCATCTGGCCGTGGCACATAGCGACTCGGATCTTGTGACGATTTTTTCGGGTTTCGTCTTTTTTCTCCCCTAGTTTTCGTTCGATCCAAAACGCCACGCGCTCCGTCGTCTCAACGAACCAAGTCCAGACGATCATCGGGAACTCGACTTCTTCTTCTTTGAGCAAGCTCATCAGCAATTCCTCCTTCGCTGAGGAAGGCTGAAAGAAGCCTTTGCCATTTGGTTTCGGCAGAGAGCACAGGTTGCTGGTGATCTGTTGCAGGCGGGTCGACCTGGCCAGCCAGTTCGATGCCTCGACACGTGCATCCGGATCACTGTCAAGTTCTACAAACCAGTCATCCGTCATAGACTTAAGAGCCTCAGCTTGGCGTTTCGTCGGCTCAATCTCAATCCATTTGACGAGGTACTTAGGCAGGTCTGGGAGGACTTCCTCCTGCGAGCGAACGAAGTATATATCCTTGAGATACTTTTTCGGATCAATGTTCGGGCGATCACCCTCGATGGTCCAACCCCAGCCCTCCTTATCAACGATGCAGAAGAATTCCACCAAGCGCCAGTAGGAAGTGAATGCCTTTGGATAGAGAATCTTCAACTGCATGAAAAGGTCAGCACGGTTTTTGGTGATCGCAGAACCGGTCAACTCCCACATGAAGGCTTCACTGGCTTTGCGGAGTGTCAGGAGAATTTCAGATCGGTTGGCATCGCGGCTCTTGACCAGAACCGACTCGTCGCAAACGATCAAGTCCCACTTCACATCGAGGTAATCTCGATTGACCCTAACGAATCGCTCACGGGCCCAGACGAGCTTGCCTTTCTCATTGCGTTCTTTAGGACCGGCTTCGATCCATTCCTTGACCCGTTTCTTGTTGCCGATCCACTCAGGTCGGACGACAGCGCGATTCTCGTCCCTCAGACACTCTTCCTGAATGATCTCATGGTTCGTGATCGTCACATCACCCAGCGGCTGGCGAGCGCCGGCCATTGCGCGATGCGCCACACGATCAAGCGCGCTCCAGCGCCCTACCTCGCCCGACCACTGCTTTGCCAGAAGTAAGGGTGCCAAGACGAGGACGCGCTCAAGCTCAAGCAGGTCGGCAGAGATGATTGAAACTGGCGTCTTGCCAAGGCCAGGTGAGAGTCCGAGGAGTACGGCGGCATGGGGATTGCAGTACACGAACTCGACCGCTTCCTTTTGAAACGGATAAAGAGTGTCCCAATCAGGGTGAGCTTCTGCGATTCGCTGCTCTTCGGGTGAAAACCCCTCAAAGCCCCAGTCAAGCTCAAGAAGATCAGAGGCCGTTGAGCCCTCGCTCACGTTCAGTTGCGATCCGAAGACGTCTTGCAACCGAAGGAGACTCATCGAGATCGGAGGCATCGACCAAGTCGTCGGATTGACTTTGCGAGCACCGATCTCCTTCCGGATGCCCTCCACACCCCGAGGCACGTCTTTCACGATCAGAAGGTTGTCGGTTACTTCGGCGAACATTGCGTTTCTTAAACTCCAGTCCATATCGCCTACCGCGGGCGACCATGTTGTAGACAGACAGAACGGTCGTCTCTAGTTCTTTTGCAATCTCATCGACATACACACCTGCATTCCACAGTCCTTGCAGATCCTTATACTTCCCAAGGCTGAGGTCTTTCCGGCACTTCGCGCACAGCCCGGTCTTCGAGTATGCCTCGGCTTTGCGAGTTTTACACATCTTGCAGGTAGCCTTTTTCTTTTTGCGCCTGGCTTTAAGCTCATCTGCTCGACGTTCCCGGTACCGTTTGTGCTTGGCGAGCGCATTAGCCTTGGATCTGGGACTAAGCCAGAACCGCACTGATGCTCTGCTGAACCCGACACGCTCTGCGATCTCTTTGACCGGTACATGTTCACGGGCCAGTTTGATAGCGAGGTCTTTGTCTGCCTGCGTGGCGCGTTTACGCTTAGGTTGCTCGTCCTCGACCTTAGAGTCCAGACCGACAGTCCAATTTCTGACGGTTGACTCTGGGACACCGAGGCGTTCTCCGATCTCCCGGCCATTGACACCTTGTGATCGGAGGACTCTCGCTTCATGTTTCTTCTGCGATGAATGTTTCTGTACCCTACTCAACGACCATCTCTTGCTTTTCAAACTCGACCTGGCCCCAACGCTCAGAGGCATCCAAGTCGATCTTCAACGGAACGTCGATTGGGAAGAGGGGTTCTTCCTCCATGATGCGATGCATGATTTCTTCGACTTCCTCTTGCTGCTCTTTCCAGCATTCAACCTCTATGGAGTCATGTACGGTGAGAATAACTTCTGCACCCTCCGGGAGCTGTTCCCAGAGTTTGACGAGGGCGGCGAGAGTGAAATCAGATGCAGTACCTTGAATTGGGTTGTTGAACGATGCTCTTCCAACATATCCTCCATCATGCTTGGAGATAAAGCGGAAGCGCTTTCTTCTTCCAGTCGGCGTACGGACTTCATGATTTTTGTACCCTTTTTCCTTTTGACTTTGCTGCCAGGCTGCGAACTCTTTCCACTCGGCCAGGAGCGAAGCAAAGAAGGATTCAACCTCCTTGATACCCCACCGCTCACCCCCGCGTGCTGCAATGTCCTCCTGCTCAGGACCGGTGGCGACTGATTCAGCCCCTCGACCGTACAACAGACCGAAGAGGATATTCTTGGCCAACCACCGCATGTAGTGGGTGATTTCCTCCTTCGGTTTCTTATAAATGCTGAATGCAATCTCCTGGTGAGGATCGCGTCCGGATTCAAACACAGACCTCATGTTGTCGTCGTTTGAGAGCCACGCTGCGATCCGAACCTCGAGTTGCTTGTAGTCGGCTTCTAGAATGATCCGCCCAGGGTCAGCGATAAGTCCACCGCGGATCTCGATCCCAGTATGTGAGGCATCGGGCACGTTTTGTAGGTTAGGGTTAGACGAACTGAGTCTGCCCGTCGCGGTACCGCAAATGTTGAACGTACTTCTAATCCTGCCATCAACGTCACAACGATCCAATAGTCCGTTGACGTAAGTCCCAATGTTCTTCGTGAGGTTGCGGTACTCAACGATATTGTCGATGAGTTCCTGATGCTCTGGATATTTGAGAGCAAGCGACTTAAGGACAGGAGCGGCAGTTGGCCCCTCTTGCAGACCACCACGGCGTGCGGTGTGGTAAACTTTTCCGTCCTTGTCTTCGGAGAGGCCGAACGGGAGGCCAAGTCCTGGATCATCTGGATCATCTGGCGCGTTATAAATAAGCGCTTTGATCTGTTGCCAGCTACCAGGATTAAGCTCCGGCTTCCCGGCTTCGGAGCGTATCTTGTCGCGGAGAGCCGCTGCTTTGCCCTCAAGTTCAACCCTGGACTTTTCATACATTTCCTTATCCATGCCGATCCCTCGGTGCTCAACGTCCGTGAGCGCGAGAGACGCGGGCATTAGAAGTTCTTCGTAGAGGTCCAGAAGCGTCCAGGCTTGTCCTGGTGCGACTCCTTCCTCGATCTCTTCCAATTCGGTCTCTTTATCTTCAACGAGACAATCATTCCAGAGCAGCGGAAATAGTTTGGCCGTGCAGTAGCAGTCAAGAGCCAGATAGACATGCAGCCTTTGTTCCATCTCTCGACGGTCGTACTCGGTTGCGTCCTCCCATTCTTTAAGAAACTTGCCCACGTCGATGCCGTAGTCAGGAGCGTCCAGACGAACTCGCGAAATGGCTTCAAGTCCGTGGGATTTGTATTTGCCGACGGGCCTTTCATCCAGTAGATAGTGAAGAAGCATCGTGTCGTGGATTGCTTGCGGTCGGTACCGAAGCCCACGATCAAGGAATCCTTGTTTGAAGAACTGGAGATCGAACTTGCCATTGTGAAACACCACGTCCTGTTCAGAGTTGATCAGGTCAGACATCATTCGCCAGGGTTTTTTCTTTTCGAGCAACCTGCGGTTGACGATCACGACCGTCGCGCCATCATCCTCCAGCACCGCGAACCCAGCCGCTAACACGTCGCAGGCAATCGGGGAGAATCCCGTGGTCTCGACGTCCGCGCCGACGTGTGGGAATTGCGCGAGGTAGGTGAATGCCTCTTCCAGCTCTTTGACCGTGTCTGGGATCCACACCTCGACTTTCGGGTACGGGAGGCGACCATCGGTCGTGATGAACTTCTCTAGATCATGGAAGAAGTCGATTGCGTACCCGGCATCACCGACCACGAACCCAGGCGGGAGAGTCGCAATGACCTCCATACCGAATGCCTTTTTCCAGCGTCCCCTGATCTTGGTAATCGCAGGGAGTTTTTTCTCCATGAGCAGCGCGCCATACCCGATGGGTCCGACCGAGAGCACCTTTTTCACACCGGCCTCGCGCAACTCCTCGATCAGCCGCTCCCGGCAGGCGAGCATGGCGACTTTGTGCTGTGCCTTCTTTTTGGGATCCGGTCGACAGTTGATCGCGTACGTGAGGTACACTTCATCCATCGAGAGGCCAAATCCTTCCAATGCGGCTTTCAGCAGATGAGAACCCGTGCCTTTGCGACCGGCCAGGAATTCTTCTTTCTTTTCTTCATATTCAGATGGAAAGTCGAGGACTACCGCGACCTCGGCTTTCTCGACTGGTCGGTCCCACTCGCATTTCCGTTTGGTTGGGCAGTCGTCACAAGACCAGATACATCTAGGATCCATCGCATGCTCTCCTGAATGACGCTAGGTTTCGGTTTAGTAGATCTAGGTCTTTTACCTCCATGTGGAAGTAATGCTCAGGTCTTGGATGCTGCACATCTACTCCATCCTTCGCCTGGGTCAGGCTAATGTCCTGGCCTGCAAGCGTGTAGATGAAGGGCTTTGCCGTGTCCACTGACTTCACATGATCGTAGTACTTCGCACAGTATTTCACCGTGTTCCATCGAGGCCACCCGAGCAGGTGGACGTCATACTCAAACAACTGTGAGGCCTCGACAAGGGAGATCAGTCCTCCAGGGATCACCTTCTCATGTTTCTTTGAAATGCCAAGAACCGGATCTTTCCAATTCAGACCCGATTTCATTCGGAAGTTGATCCACAGCTCGCTGATGCGATGCAAGCACGTGTACCAGTCCTTCCAGGATTTACCCTGAGGAATTATCATGAGTTGCGGTGAGCAGAGCTTGAAATACGCATCGAGCAATTCCTCGTTGACCAGCAATTCCCAGAGTGCATTGTCAACCCGGCGAACCGTCTCCCAAGGCTCTAGTTGCACATCCGGCAACGCGACCACGTCTGGGCGGTCGATCAATGCACCCTTCTTGAACGTGTCCATCAGCGACAACGGTTCAGGGTTCTCATGTGCTCCGTTGTCGAGGATGATGTACGGACGATGCTCAGAGGTCATGTTCGCTTTGCTCTTGAAGAACGACACATACCCTGGGTTCCGGCGCTCATCGAGGCGATGCGCGAGGACCATGTACGTGTCGCTTCCTCCAGTCCCGAGGTCGGCGTCAGGCTCGATCAGTGCCAGTTTCATAGCTTGTCGTCGCCTTCCACTATGGCGGTGAGAGCTGCGTATCCGACAATGTCCACGACTGAGTCCCGGTGATACCCCTCAGCCATCCTCATGACCTTCAAGAGAATCATCATGTTGGTCACGTCGGAAGGACTGATGACCACATCATCGGGAAGTTTGTTCCCGAGATATTCAGACCAGGCGGTTGCGATCCTCTGGAAGTTGACACTCGGGTGACCGTAGTGTTTCAGACGCTCACCATGGATCACATCGTGGGCCTCTTTGGTCACGGTTGCAGGGGGATTGACAACCTGAGTCTCCACCCTCAGGATCTGTTGCAGACGATCCGCACAATCCTTGTAAGCGTTGGCCGCTTTCAGGTGGCCTTTTTCCGTCTGCTCTTTTTCATCAGCACGGAAATCCTCGATGGACCGTTCTAGCCTTTTGACGATATTAAGCATTGCTGACCTCACCGGCAAGTAGGTCTTGGTAATCAGACCATCCTTTAGCTCGCTCTTGACAGGCCCCACAACTACCACATCCGTATCCCCATGCGTGCCGAATAGACCGGTCTCCCTGATAGCACGTATGCGTCTGCTCAAGGACGAGGTTGAGGACTCCGAGGTCACGTGCGAGTAGGAACGTTTCTCCCTTGGTAGAGTCAATGAGCGGCGTATGAATCCGGACGTCATCATCAAGGGCCTGACAGAGCGCATCTTCGGTGGCAGAGATGAACCCGGGTCGGCAGTCGGGGTATCCAGCCTCATCAGCAGCGCAAACTCCCGTAACGAGATCGTAGACCCCGAGTTTGGCACCGTAAGCTGCCGCGAGAGTGAGGAAAAAGAGATTCCGTCCCGGTACAAAAGTCGATGGGAGTCCATGAGCTTCTGCATAGGCGTTTCCGGTACCCGCGGCATCGGTATTTACCTCGATTCGTTTGTTGGTCAGTGCTGCTGCACCGAGTTCTTGCAACGCCGTTGCGGGAAGAAACTCAAGCGATACCTGACGCTCTTTGGCGATCTCCTTAGCCTGAGTCAACTCGATTTCGTGCCGCTGACCGTAATAGAACCCGAGGGCATACACCCTCTCAAATTCCTCCTGTGCCCACGCAAGGCACGTGGTCGAGTCCTGCCCGCCACTGAAAAGAACTACAGCTGAGTCTTTCACTCTAGGCCTTTCTAATTAGACGCAAGAACTCAGTCTTGCATTCCGGTTCGTCTAGGAACAACCCGGTCACCGTACTGGTGATCGTCTTGGTGCCAGGTGCTTGCACACCACGCATGGTCATGCACATATGCTCTGCCTCGATCAGGACCATGCACCCGCGAGGTTCCAGGTTGCGATCAAACGCATCCACGATTTGCTGAGTGAGTCGCTCCTGGACTTGTAGACGCCGGGCGTAGGCATTGACGACACGTGCGATCTTTGACAGCCCGACGACCCCCTTGTCTCCGGGGAAGTACGCCACGTGTGCATACCCGATGATCGGGACCATGTGATGCTCACACACGCTGGTCACAGGAATGTCAGTCATGGTCACCATGCCCTGATATCCCTCATTCTCGAAGAGCTTGAAGAGTCCGTCAACGTCAACACCATACCCGCTCGTTAGTTCATCCATCCACATACGAGCGACACGGTCAGGCGTCGATGCGATCCCAGGACGATCCGGGACCTCCTCAAGCTCCTGGAGCATATCGTAGACTGCGTGCTTTACTTTTTCGGTTGAGACCTTGTGTTTACGATTACCCATCATTTGCCTTTTTGGTTACCCCAGACGAGTACGTGACCTTGAGCTTGCACAATGACATTAGGGTCCTCGCGCAACTCAGGCGTCTCCAGCATCCGCTCGGCGAGCCAAGCGTACCTCCGGATAAGGTCCAAACGAACTTCGTTGGTGTCGCGGCCGTCTGCGCGAGTCGGGGACCCGACAGTTCGGCCTGCATCATTTCCAGCGCTCAGAAACAAGGGAGCATCTGAGAGCTGCTTGCGAATTTTCACTGCGAATTTCAGGTCCCCATCATCGAAGATCGGGATCTTGATGAACAGCCAGTCGTACGGATGATCCATGTGGGCCCGCGTCTCCAGGCCTGCCTGGAAGAACTTCTGCAAAGCGTTTGCTGGTTTGTACGTCTGACCCGAACTCGGAGGCTTCGGGGACAGGCACACGCGATCCAACATCCACATCCACTCACGCCATTTGGTTCCTTGGGTCTCGACTGCTACAAGATAGCCTTCATCATGCAGCGCGTCGATCAGCTCCGTCAGGTCAAGCAGAGCCGGATTACCGCCAGTAAGAATAACCCAAGGAGCCTTCTCCCTCGCCGCGAGGCCATCAATGATGTTCCCACTTGATAGGGATTCGGCATTTTCCCGTACCTCTTTCGGTATGACAGCGTAGGGGGTATCACACCAATCGCACCGAAAGTCACAGCCTCCAAAGCGAACAAAGTGTGCAGAGACACCCTGATCAACACCCTCGCCCTGAATAGTTGGCCCGAATATCTCCACGACCGGCCAAGTCGGAATCTTCTTGGTTATCGCTCCCATCAGTCATATTCCCAGTAGTACCCACAATCTGGGCAGCGCTTACACAACCCAGACGTGCTAGTTTCCATGTTTGGATGACGGCAGTTAGGGTCATCACCCTGGATCGTGTATTCCCTCATCCGATAACTGCGAACGAGGTTGGCGTCTCCCAGAGTTTGATCTTGACCTTCATTTCAGGCTGCGAAGATGGAGGTCTGCTATCAAGGTCTCTGATCCTGGTACTCACTACTCCCCATATCCACGATGCAAGACACTCGCACGTGGTCAGAGGTTCACTAGCGTCTGCTGCCGACCAGAATGGGTACGTGCCGCCTGCAATGGGACCCTTGAGCGACTCGTTTAGGTACTGATGCTCCACCTGTGGCTCAATCTCCATCTTGTAGATGTCCTTGAGCACCGTAAAGTCTAGGACCATTCCTTCATCTGATCCACCGTCCTGTTTCACGGGGCCAATGACGGCGATCTCCAGGACATAAGTATGTCCGTGGAGACGCCGGCACTGACCGTCGTGATTCGGGAGGCGATGTGCCGCGTGAAATGAAAACTGCTTGGCAACTTTCGCCTCCACGATTTACCTCAGTTTCCGCTGACGTTTTTTGCCAGCAGGTGCTTTTTTGGCTTTGCCCGCTTTTTTAGCGGGACGCTCGGTCTCTTCCTCGCCGCCTTCTTCGTCGCCCGAGGAGGATTGCACCGTGCGTCCTTCTGGACCCCCGACGAGGCTCGACCGCCAGGCGTCCTGACGCTCTTTTCCCTCGTAGACCCGATTGACCGTGTGTACCACGCAGGCCATCCCGATTACCTCCGGGTACGTCAGCTGCGGTCCCTCGCTCGGGGTGATGTCCACCTCGTCGTCCCACTCCAGCTCGATCTTCTCGTCAGGCTCGATCACCCCGAGATTCACCAGCATTTCTTCAAGCGTGAACAACGCTTTGGGACTCAGCGAAGCTCCGAGCCAGATCTTCCGCCCTTCGTACTCCTCGTTCTGAACCGTCAGCTCCCAGTTCAGGTACGGATTGTCCGAGGACTTTGACTCCCGAACTTCAACGTTCTCTACGATGCATTCGTAGTCGTCCTCGGGGAGAGGCTCAAAAGAGTTCTCTACCTCCGAGAAATCAATGGTAAGACCACCCATTATTTTTTACCTTTCGTTTTGGCTTTGGAACTACCGTTTTCAGAAGGTGCAGGAATGTCGAGGACATCCAACAGCTTTCCCACCGTCGGATCTTCGATCTCATCCGGTGCCTGCACTTTCCATTTCGTACGGATCTTCGTACGGAACTGAGGATAGTTCTGGAGGATCAGCAGTCTCACCAATCCTTTTTCCTCATCCTCAGTCTGCGCGAGGTAACCGACCACGGACATCAGAGCTACTACCTCGTCTGACATCTGGCCGGAAAGAGCGGGCTTGCGCACTCGGCCCACGCCGCGCTCATCTTCCTCTTTAGCAGTTGCTATGTAGAACACGTGCTTCTTGAGGTCACGGAATTCCCTCAGAAGTCGACGCATCTGGAGTCCGGCTTTGCCGTAGTCCTGGATCTCGATTGCATCAGGATCCCGCCGACGATCACCGACGGCCTCCAGGATCGCGAGCAGCGCGAAGATGTGGGTCTCCGAGATCGAGTCAATCCCGATGGACTTGTAGAGTTCACCCTCCTTGAGGGATGAGCCCGGCAGCGTCCAATCTTCCTCATTGACTAGAGGCTCAAACACTTCGTTGTAGTCTTCCCAGCTCCGGACAGACACAACGTCGATCTCCAGTCCTGCCAAGGTCTCGTCGCCACCCTCAAAGTCGATCAGCAACATTGGGGCGGTTCGGGGATCCTCTACTGCCGTACCTACCAGGTGCGTCTTGCCTGCACCGGGTGGTCCGAAAAACAGACCCTTGACGAACCGATTCTCGTCAGGTCTTTTGACTTGAATTGCCACTTTGCTCCTTCGGAGTGTTGCAATGATCACACGCCGGGAGCTTGGCAGCAGACCTTAAACCACAGGCTGGGCACGTGTAAGCATCTGGCGTGTCATTGTGTTTACAACCGGGTAGATGCTGCCCATCGGGAACACTTCGACACCCGCACGCTGCAACGCGATTGAAGTATCCTGCGGTTCCTTTAACTGCTGGTCCGTCCAGTACTACGGTCAATCTCGCCCCATCTCTTTTGCGATGTTGTCGAGTTCCTTCTGCAGTTTCTCATCCCCAAACTCCAGGGCGAGCCACCGGAAGATGTAATCAGGAACGCTGTAGCATTTCGGGATCTTCGGATTGTCCGTCATGCCATAGGGTTCAAACTTCAAGTAAGCAAACCGCCGTGCGAGGTCTGACAAGCTGACGCCCTCTTGCAGAGCGATGGACGTGAGGATGGAGAATGAATCAGTCCAGCCCTGAATCGTAGATCCGAGCTTCCCGAACCCGTGGACAAACACCTCACGCAGAGAGCCATCCTCCCACGTGTTCGCGGTGACGTACCCGGCCATCCCCTCGATGTGAACCTTGTGCGTTTTCCCATGCCTATCAGTAGGCATTCTCTCTTGTGGTCTAACGAGTGTCAATTGCAGTCCGCCTGTACTCCTGGATAGTTCTCAACCAGGTAGTTGATGATGTAACAATTTGGATGGCCGCATGGTGGAGCCGCGAAAAAGAGCGGGACGTAATCGGGCATTTCCTCGGGGACTGTCCTCGGGCATCGCGATAATGTCCCCGTCCATCATGAACCGGAGGCGCTGCGCGACCAGCCACAGCTGCTCAGATTCCAAGTTTCTCCGCCTTCCGATCCTCGCCCTCACGGAACTGGAGTTCCACCACGCTCTCAGCATCCGACCCGTCTTCGAGTGCCAGACAGATCGGCGCGACAGGACAGCCAGGACAGTTATACACTGAAGGATTTGGATAACGCTTATCCTCATTTACGAAGGCCCCTAGCATATCCTCGTACTCTCCGAATAAACGACGCTCGTAGTTTCGTAGTTGCTCCTCGTTCCGGGTAATCTCGAAGCGCTTGAACCACGGATCCCACCCGCGGGCCAGGAGTGCGTTGTAACACTCTTCCGCCTTGTCGTTCATCAGCTTTCCGTTGAAGTACCATCCCTCTGCCTTCATTGCCTCTTTGTACAGCTCTGGAGTAGTCAGTTGGTCTTTGGCAAAACTGAGCTTCCCAGTTTTATCTGAATATCGAGGTTCTTTAACCTCTTGCTTGATAAGATTGTTATAGATAACCCCACGCGGAATCTGCCCAGTCCAACGCCAAACGATATAGCAATATCCGGTGACTTGATCATCGAAGTCCAATCCTCGGTCTGATGAAGCGGAGGAGAGGTTCTTGTGGTCGACAATCCACAGTCCTTTCTTCGGAGTTTTCCGTTCGGTGAGGAGGTCGATTTTCCCAGTGAGATAGGCTACTTTGCCTTCCTCATTCGTCAGGGGCTCAAGCGTGTCCGGATTGACGATTGGCACCTTGACGCGGCCAGCCTCGATGATGATCTCCGGCGGGTAGCCTTTCGGCGTTTTCGTTTTGAATTTTTTAGCACCTTTGACGAACTGCCCCTCGACTGCGAGAACTTTGCCGAGCTTCACCTTTGCAGCTTTCTCGAACTTCTCGTAGTTGTCGAGCATGTGGTGCCCGAGTTCTTTGAGATCGTACAGCGCGTCTAGCTCTTCCCCAGGAATGCTCGCTGAGATCCCATTATCCTGCTGTTCTTTGTACCACTCATCGAGGCGAAGATGGGCCTCGTCATAACCTTCACCTTCATAAATGGCCTCCAACGCCCAATGCATCCCAGTGCCAAACGCGAGCGCCCAAGTAGGCCGCTTCGGTTCAAGATTCTGAATCGTAGACAACCACCAACGTCGTCTACAGGACCTGAACTGACCCCTCTCGGTTACTGAAACGTCAAGAAGGAGTCCGGTCTGCGTCTCTGCCAAGGCTTTTCCTTTGTCGGTAGAAGTAGGTTCCGATTGATGCGGCCTCTTTATCGTGCTTGGTGAGGCAGATGCCTTCATCACCTGCGGAGAGCCGAGCCTTGGGGTGCTTCTTCCATTCAGACGGGCGAACGGTAAAGACGTTATCGGGATGGCAGACCTCAAGAATTAAGGTCTCAATTTCCCGTTGATCCTCGTTCCGGTGAGAATGAACCCCAGGAGTCTCCTCGTAAACCACGGAGGCTTGGTGTCCGTACTCGCGTAGAGCCGATCGGAGTGCATCGTATGGACGCTCGCACGTGACCACCCAGACCACGCCCTCAGGACCTATGAGCGCCACACCCGTATGCTTCCCGGGATCTACGGCAAGTACGTACACCAAGTATCTCCTTTGTGGTTCCGTGTAAACACGATCCGCACATTATAATGGCGGTGTCAAGCGGATACAAGTCAGGCCCCGATTACGCTCCCGTGGGTCCGTACTTTGAACTCCTGGGCCACGCCGAGCTGCCCGCGTAGCTTCTCATGATCACGCTGTAGTGCCTTATGTTTCTTGGCATCCCTCTCGTTGAGCGCCCACTTGCGCAGCTGGCCGCAGAATTGCCGCGTCTCATCCAGGACCTCCTGAGCAGCCTCAGGGCTCATTTCCGTTGCGAGCTTGTATGCGTGAATGCACGTGATCTGTACTGGCGACGTGAACGTCCCGCCGAACACACGCCAGCCCCGGCGTAGCAGCTGGAGCGTCGGCTCGTCAGGACGTGGTGCTTTGGACGACACACGCGCCTCGATCGTCCTGATCTCAGTTCCTTTGATTCGCACTTTGTTGGTCACAGTCCGTAGCTCCTTCGTAGCTTGTCGAGACGAGGGCAGATCCATTTCGGAGGTTGTGCCCACATCTCTATCTTTGACAGTTTCGTCCCGTCTTTGTGGTACCGTTCCGGCTCGCAACAACCAGATTCCAGCTTGCTCAACTCAGATACGAGCATGCCCGGGATCAATGGTGGCTTTCCTCGACGCCACATCCAGTCGCCATCTTCACAATGGCATCCCGGTTGTCTGGTATCCAGGATTACATCCAGCGTGACAACCCGCCCCAGGTTCCCCTCGCCGGACGCAGTCCTCTCGCGCCTGATTTCAGTAGCCACTTTTACGCCGTCAAGCTGAGGCATGATGACTTTGAGTAGCCGCAGCTTCATCTGTCGAACTCCCAGTCGTACGGTCGTGCCTTAGGCACGAAAGTCGGGAACGGCCAACTCAGTTTTTGGTCCCTCTCTTGAACTGGGGTGACGCGCCCTTCTCCTCCTTCCTCTTCATAAGCCGTGAGAGCCCTTGGTGAGCTTTCCTCAGGAGTAAACCAAACGTTGAGCCAGTCTCTGAATCTTTGCATTTCTTTGCCAAGTCCTCCGTTGGCTGTTCTATTTCCTTGTTCGCTGGAATGCAGCTGTACTTTTTCAGGACCTCCATTATGTCCATGCTGAACAGATGCAGCTCTTCAAACGCTTCGGCCTGAGTGACGGTGTGTGACTCGCCCGTGTACTCACTGCTCAGGGCTCCGAATTGATCGCACAGGATCAACGCCTCGTTGGCGACATCTGCTGAGAACTCCTGTATGGCAACCAGATCCAATGGTTCCCATCGTGCTGCCATGGCGAGTTTGATCGCGTGATAAAAGATCCCCCAGACGTCCCGAGGCTTGTTCGGATCAGTCCACTCGCCCTTCGATTTATTGAGCTCCAATTGATGCAACATGGCGTTGCTCATCTGTCGGACCTCATTGACACCGCGGGTGTAGGTCGGGCTCATCGCAGGATCACCGCCAACTGCTCCCATACCACCTGCTCGGACTCTTTGAGTTCTGACCAGGTCTCCACGGGAATGTTGATGGCTTCCATTCGCTCGTAGTACTCAGCATATAGCTGCTGCCCCGTCATACCCTGATCGCCTCCAAGGGCGGTTCAATCACCGGGTGCTGCAATGCGTACTCCCGAATGATGTTGTCGCCTTCCTGCTGCTCAGTCCCCTCAAATCGCTGGAGAATCTGAATGCGTTGACCATTCTTCGCCCACTCCTGCTGCGATGCGCGAACAGCCGCTGATGAGGGATTCCGAGCCCTAAACGTTTCTTTGCAGACCCAGTACTCTTGCTCTCTGCACCCAATCATTTTCAAATAGACTTCATAAATCATGATTCGTCTCCTCTGATTATCTCGACCTCATCTGAGATCTTGAATGCGGTTTTGCGTTTTTTACCCCCCGGCTCTACATACGTGAACCGTTCTACGGCACCGACGAACTCCAGGGCGTGCATAGCCGGCATGAGCTGGCCCTGGTGTTGCATCCCGACGTGATCGCACAGGTCGGCCCACGTGACGGGATCCGGTGCTTCTTCGATCATCAGTTTGATCATGCCGGCGACGCATTCAGCTCTTTTGCCGGTCGGCAGGTCGTCGGCCTTTACAAAATTGGGGACAAAGGGCATTTCAAAGCCTCTCGGATCGCCTTGTAACAGGGAGTCATCTGAATCCATTCCAATGGTGACTCTTCGACACGACCTTCAAACTCCAACTCAAATGCTTCCTGAGCCATTTCGCCCCGAGGGCCCAGGAAAGGATGATCGGAGAGAGCGATGTACCAAAGAATCTCCATCTCATGGAATACAGCTGCATGACGTTCCAGCCAGGCCAGAATATGAACTTTGTGTCCATCCTCCAGCTCTGCGATATACCGTTTCTGCCCATACTGATCGAGCCAGAACGTGCTCTGATCGAGCATGTAGAAGACCTCCAACATCTTGACGTTCCGGCGTTTCGGTACCTTTGAGAAGTCAACCGTGAGCGAACCCATCAGTCCTTCTCCTCTGGCTGATGCTCATGGAGCTCATGTTTAGAACCCCCGTCGACTGCTCCGCCCACTGCCAGCTTCATCCCGCCCAGGTCCATGACTCCCATCGCACATGGATCGTCACCGGTTACTGGTTTCAGATCAAGCCAACAGGAATTGTCCGTGACAAGGATGTACCCTTCGCACTCGGGGCATTTCCGGATGAGCTCTAACATGCCGCGCTCTGCCCCATGGATCTCCATGAAAATGAGCTCGGCCTCACTCAGCGGAACCTCAATTGGATCTGCCATCAGTGACTCCCTATGAGAATAAACAGAGCCAGTGCCGACGCCACACCGATCCGCGCAGCCCACACCATCGCCCGGTCCGACTGGAGGATGCGCGACCACACATCCGGCGGTTCTTGTAGGCGTTCACGCGCTCGTACCTGGTCTGGATCGTTTTTGCGAACCATTCTAGGATCCATGAGCGCGCTCCCTTTTCATGGTGTTGAAAACCTGCCCGATGTAGCCTTCGCCACGTTCCAGAGTGTCCCTGTCGATCATGAGAATCGGCATGAGCATGATGATAGCCAGGGTATCTTTCTCCTCAGCCTCCTGCATGTTTCCAGCCAGTTCAGCGGTCGTGGCCTCTTCAATGTGCTCTATGACTTTCGTCAACTCTCGACGTTGTTTCTCACGCTCAAATGCTCTATCGTTCATTGCCATTTGCAGCCTCCGTTTCTTCCCTTTTCTCCTGCTCGTACAGAAGGTTCTCTCGTTTGATACAGGCGTCAGCGTCTTTGCACATCCACCCGACGCCATTGTGTCCGGTTACTACCTCAGTGAAGATGTACCCCTTTTTATTGCAGTACTTACATTTGCCTTTTAACGTGGCCACTAGAAGTCCTCATAGGAGATCAAGTGGTACTGGAGTGGGAGTTCGGGCTTGCGGACTTCAAACATCAGGCCCATTCCTCCCGTGCCGTCGGGCGTCAAGAAGTACCGATCACCAGGTTCCGGATTGGGATCGAACTCATGATGCCCTTCTACGATTCGCTTTGCAGCTTCTTCAAGAGAGACGCAGTTCATCCAACCTGCCCACTCCCAGCGTCCTTCCGCGCCGAAGTGATCTCCTTCGTTGGAATCTTTCATTTGCTTCCGTACATGTGCCTTCATGTGATCGGTTCCGTCTTTGCGAGTTTCAACCCGTTACCGCGGTAACAGATTCCAATGTGTTCAGGGAACCATGCAGGTGCTCCAGGTTCTTCTGACCAAGGAATGCCGTACATGATCGAGCTCGGGTCAGGAGAGTGCCCATATCCGAGCAGATGTCCGTACTCATGCAACACGATCTGACAGAGCATCGGGATGAACGCGACCGCACGTACACGCATGATGCACGGTTCAGGACTGCTTGGCTCGGTCGCCTCACCGGCCGTTCCGGGACCGTTGGCGAACGCAGTCGCTTCAAATTCGATGTTCAGCGACGTGCAGTTGGTCGGGTACTGCCCCCACCACAGTTCGGCCAGGTGGATCTGATGGGCTCCCCAACCTTCCGGCGGGATGTTCTGCCCTGATTTAGCCTCCGCCGTGCCACCGAGCAAAAGAAAAATCAGCGACGCTATGAGGAGTATCCGCTTCATACCTTCACCATCCCTTCGCACTGATTGACCTTCCCTTTGACGCTCACGTGCAAGCAGCGCCCTTCCTCCCGCAGCGTGTCATCCACCACGTACGTATGCGTGTAGCGTCCTTCCGTGCGCTCGATGATGACCGGGCCTCCGTCCGTGTCCCGCAGGATCGCGAACAACTGAGCCCGCGTGAGGCTGATAGTTTTGGACTTCACTTTCTGTTTGTCACCGCGAGGCACTCAGACCACCGCCTTCCTCACGCGATCCCGGACGACCGGAAACGTCGGGCCCGTGTACTGCCTTTCGTAGCCCTTGCGGTAGACTTTGGTGACGTGCGCGATTCGGCCCTTCAACTTCCCATCGCAGATCCTCACACGTGCGCCCTTGCGGATGCCGTGAGACGTGGTGTGATAGGTCATGGACCCACCGTAACCATCGACTCGGACTCTGACGAACTTCATCTCTTTGTTCATGCTTCCAGCTCCTTCCATTGAGGCATGCCGACCTTTGATCCAGTCATGAGGTCCACACGCTCGCCTGCTGATCGACCCGCGTCCATCGCGGCATCGTTGTCTCGTTTGTGATCCGGACGCTGCGAGAGGTTTAACCCCTCTTCCTCCATTGCTCGGAGCAACGCGGCCGTTTCGTTGGTGATAAGTTCCTGACCCTTCTTTCCGTACTCTTCGAGATTCTCCTTTCGCATGGCCTCCATCCGTTGACGAATGGTGACGATCATTCCCTTGTAGAAGTTCCACTTGTAAGAGGCCGCCTGATGATTCTCCAGCGAGATTTTGGCGATCTCTTTCTTTTTGATGTACGGGCGAACCTTTTTCGCGTAGTTGTATGACGAGATTCCGCAAAGGTTCATGATGTCTTCGACCGGATCAACGTCCTCGGCGAGCAGAAGGAACCGTGACCATCCGGCATCGGCGATCCGCTCGGCCGACACTTCACCGGTTTCCAGGTCATACTTGATTTCAAACCCGGCTTTCTCGCCTTCGACCAAGGTGATGTTCTCGATCAGAGCCCGTTCACCGTACAGACGTGCGTACTGCGCCTGTTTGTTGAGCGTCCCGAGCTCGCTCAGGAACTCGCGTTCCATCTGAGGGATCAGCCAGTCACCCATCAGGCGGAGAGTTTCCGTGTGATGTTTACGACCGAGTACCCGCCACTGCTCTTCATTGTTGTTGTCATTTTCGACCCAGAACAGGCAGTGGTAGTACTCAGCAATGTTGGTGATGAGGATGCCCTGCCAATGCTCAGTACGCGGGCGAGCAAAGAAGAACTCATTTGCGAACCCGTGGTCGTTCTCGTCAATGCTCCCGAGAGCCGCCATATCGAGGTCGTACTTGTCGAGGAGTTTCTGAGCCAACGCCATCGCCGCGTTGCGCTCCTCCTCACTCGGGTTACGCGCAGGATCCGCCTTGCGCAAGATCGCCTTGATACGCTCGATGATGTTCTTCTCAGCCATCAGATTCCCATCCCCTCTCCCACCGTGGCATCGCGTAGCCAGATGAGTTCCTCGCAGTGGTTAATTTCCTCCCAGCTGCTCGGCATGTACATGTCAATGTCGTCCGTCATGCCATCGTGAAAGAGGATCTTGACGCGCGGGGGATACCCAATCGGGCGTCCTTCATCGTCCGCGTCCGCATCCCAGTCACTGATGCTGAGAACCTCGACTTCAAAGTCGCCCCAGAGGCACGTGTCACCCGGGAAGATCCTGACACCGTTGTCAGCGATCACCGTTTCAATCAACATGAGTAGATCCTTTGTGTGGTTGGCGTTGCCGTACTCTGAACTGCTAAACGCATGATACAGCACCGCAGCACCGCTGTCAAGAGCATCGTGCGAATCAGCATTAGTGTCTAAATTGACGATTGCCAAGGCATGTTGTATCATAACTCCGAGGGCTGAAACGACACCCCGGGTAGAGGCTGGTTACCTCTCGCAAGTGAAAAGGAGCTTAGATCCTTTGTCTCCCGAGTAAGCCCGGGGTGAGCCTTTGCTGGACAAGCGGGTTCGTGAGCAAAAGACACTCACAATTCCCTGAACCCGCTTATCGAGCAAAGGGGGTGCAGTCTGTCGGGTCAGTTACCGGAACTTCTAACCCCTGCCAAGGTGGTTCCGGAGTCCTTCAAACTGACCCGGCCTGGGAGGCTGCACCCCCGGCGCTCGACTACACCTGCGTTTCTTCCGGCAGCGGTTCAGGTTCCACGGACGGCCATCGCCATTTGCCCGCTTCAGCCCCTTCCATCGGGGCCGACACCTGTTCCACGTCAGGTTTATACTGAGGGCCTTCATCGGTGAAGATCGTCAATCCGTACTTCGGTGGATCTTCTTCGCTTGTAGGCATCTTGGTGATCATCGCCGGCCATTCCGAACCGTCGCCCACCAGGTATCGAACAATCCTTCCAATGCTAGGATTCATGGTTCCTCACTTCGTCAATTGTCGAGCGATATAGGTAACCAGTACCGCCATGACAATGATGTAGATGCAGATTTCAATTTCCTGCTCTGGGGTCACGTCGGTTTGCCGGGTGACTGGAAGAGCTCGCATGCCGTAAGGTAGACCGCAAAACGCGGTTCAAACCCTTCGGCTACGAATCCGTCAAACCAGACTTTGGCGATCTTAGCGATGCGAGGGATGCTGACTTCCAGCTGTTCCAGCTCAGCTTCTAGAGCCGGGATGGGGTCATACGGAATTTCATCCTCGGGCACGTTGATTCCTCCTCAGTTGCTTTTCTGCCTTGACTTTTGAACTGCCCTCGCCTGTCAGTCCAGGAGTGTCCGAATCCTCGGCAACCCAAACCTGTTTGACGGACCTCCACTTGGTGGGATGATCCCTACGCCTCTCCAGACGGCAAACCACGGCTGCCACTTGGTAGCTCCTTTCCTACGGTTTCCTCGCTCACAACCTCACCCTCCATATCGTAGTCCTGCCGTGCAGGATCCCACGAGAACTGATAGCGAGGAGTGAACGTCAAGCGTCCCACAGTCTCGAATCCAGGTCTCATAAACTGCATGAACGGATCACCTGGGAAAGCCGGTTCTTCTTTGCGCTCGATTTCGCCTGACGTAACGTTGTTGATCTCATGGAGCTTGCCCTCGGAATCCTTGAACATGATCCGATTGTTCGGATGATGCCCTGGCCCGAGGACTAGTTCTCCCGGCTCGCTAGCCACCTTCATCCGCTTTCCGACGAGGCACGGAGGACCCACCACGTGGTTTGGTGAGGTCGATCCCAGTCCTCAACGTTTCCTCCCGATCAGGTGGGTCTTCCACCATAGCCTGTAGTGCAGCAAGCGCCGATGCGTCCACGTCAACACTATCCAGGTAAAATGAGACCTGGGCATTGTTGATCTCGTTCACGCTCATACGGAGGTACAGACTGGTGAGCCCACTGGTCACGTCGAGCTCCTGATCGCCACACGTGAGGACATACGTGTACTCCTGTCCGGTCATCCCTGCCCCGGAGTTTTCCTTCTTCTTGATCCTCAGTCCCAGGCCAGGCATCAGTCCAGTTCCTTTCCGGTGATCTTTTCCCATTCCTCGGTCTCTTTCGGGTCCGGTTCATTCCCCATCTGACCGCCGAGGTGTCGGTAGGGCCACTTGTCCTCACGGACGCGAGGGTCGAGCTCGGTGCGCCTGCCCAGGTGAAACCGCGTGAGCACCGGTTCAAGTGGATCTCCCACGCGACCCTCCAACGTGTCAGGATCCCCAGTCGGGATCGAAACCGTCGGCGTGATTGCACAGTCCAACTTGTCCTCGATAAACCGCGGGTCCACAATCTCTATGCGCCCGATGCACGGCGAATCAGCCTCAGGCCCGAGGTGTAGTGCGAAGATGTGCATCTAGAACACCCGGTCCTCTCCATGCAACCGCGGGCGGTCGGCATTGATAGCCAGCTTCGACAGGATCGAATCGTAGGCGCTGATCCCACGCCAGGCGCAGTAGTCCAGAGCACGAATCATGAGGTCTGCCATCTCCTCAGCCTCGTTTTGAGCATCCCCCTTGCGCAGCGCCTTCACCGCCTCGCCGATCTCCTCCACCATCAGCGCGAGCTTCTCCGCGGGGAGGGACGGATTTTCGACCGTCTCCGGGGTGTGGTGCCCGGTGAATGGGCTATTGACTTTAATCTCTTCACGGTCGTAGAAACCCTTTTCCCGGCACATGATGTGAATTTCCTGGGCCAGGTCATTGATATCCAATAGACCATCAGCACACATGGTCCAAGCCTCCTGAACCTCAGGCGTCAAGTCATCCCAAGCGGGAGAAGGCGGGCCTGCCATGGAGATGCCATGTTTGATCATGACTTCCTCGTCAACCTTCTTCGTACGGTCATACAGGATTCTTCCGTCCATAGTTATTGGTTCCTTTCGTATTGTTCCGGTTGACCTCAGCGGTGCGTACCCGCGAGGATCCTCTCTGCGTTCTTACGTGCCTGACGCTTCGACTCGCAGCGCCTGTGTTGTTCGATCTGAATGATCCGCTTCTCCTCAGGGCTCATTTTCGGCACGCTGTACATCCGATGCACGGTATACATACCTTCGACCATCGGCTTTGGTTTTGGTTCCGGCACTACGATCCTTTCACACTGATGGATGGTTCTTTTACAGTAACGCCGATCCAGCACGCTTGCACAGTTCCGTTGTACTGGGCGTTTTTCGATTCAAGTTCCATATCGGTCAAGCGTCTGGAGAATTGATGTTTGGTCATCCTCCGTTCGCGACCCTCGGCGTCACACCAGGCCAGGTACATTTCAAACATCGTGCGTTTTGGTACTCTGTCCTGATCATCTTCGGTGCGCGAGACCCACTCCTCCACGAACGTCAGGACGTGATCTGAGTCCGACTGATAAGCCTGGCCTTCCTCTTCAACCTCCTTCGGCGGCAACAAGTCCTCACCGTTGATCCACGCCACCGCACCTTCCACCGCCCACGCGAGGATCGCCGACTGCGCCTCGGGTTCTCGGAGCTTCATCGCCAGGGCAGGGTCGCGCTCCGAAACGGGCACAACCTCGTCCATCGGAATGACCATCATTCGTCGCCAAATTCCAGACCTAGACCCGGATACTTTCGCTCGATGATTAGCCGCGATCCATAGCTTGAATTTGGGGCGGAACTCGAAAGTGGACCCGTGTAGGAACCTAGCCGAGACGGGATCACCTCCGGTGTACTGTGAGACGAGAGCTGAAGCGAATCGCTCACCCTCCTCGACCTCTTGAGTGACCACAAGCCTGGCGCCTGCGAGTCGCGCAAGATCCTCGCTTGCAGCTCCAGCACCACGGCCGCTGCTTGATCGAGTAAAGGTCGAAGTGTCTGCCACTCGGGCATACTCGCCAAGCACTTGCATAAATGCAGAAACAAAAGTGCTCTTCCCAGTCGCTGGACGTCCGTAGAGGTAGAAGAACTTGTGCTCGATCGTAGATCCAGTGAGAGAGTAGCCAGCAGCAAGTTGTAGGAAGCGACGGGTCTCCTCGTCGGGGATTGACTTTTGAAGGAAGCCATCCCAGTCCGAGGATCGAACGTCACCACGAAGGCTTTCTGGGTCAAATCTAGGCCCCCCAGTTTTACTGAGTAGATCGGACGGGGTGGCATCTCTCAACTCTCCAGTTCTTAGGTCGATTACACCGTTCTCACAGGCGAACAGTTCTGGTTGTGCGTCGAGGCGGGACTCGCTGATCAGGACCAAATCCTTGGCCATGTTCACCGCCGCGTCGACCCTGTGTTTCATGCGCGATTTGGTCGCCCACTTGTAAAGCGCCCTGGCCCTCTCCTCATTGGAACTATTCATCGCCTCCTCAAGCATCTGCTCCATGATGTAGCCATGACGTGCGCGAAGGAAAGGGTCGCCTTCTTTGACGAACCGTTTCTGATTGCGGTCCCAGATCAACCACGTGTCGAACTCAGGGCAGAAATAGATCTCACCCTCCTTGAAGGAGGCGATCAGCCGTTCGGCATTCCCCAGGTCGTCAAAGGTGAAAGTCTTCTCATTGAAGTCCTTCTCCATCGGCGACGTGGGTGGCTTCCGGTAGATGTCATCGACTAGCTGAAAGACCTGCTCCGGTAGCCACGGATCGGTGCCCCACTCACACGCCTGAATCCCTCCCTCTCCCGACTCTCCTTCCCAGAGTAGTTCCGCGGCGAGTGCGATACTTTTCCCCGTCGTAAGGACGCTTCTAGCTGCTCGCGTGAGAAACTCACGTTGTTCACCAGGTTCCGGCGTGTACTCGCCCACAAGGAATCGCTTGACCTCTTTGGACATGCGGTGGCTGGGATCAGGAGCCCAATGTGATTCCGAGTCCACTGCCTCGGGTACGAGGTCAAGTAGCCACTCGGGTGCCTCGGTGACCTCATCCAGGTCAGTAACCCACTCGTACCTGACGCCCGAAGCATGGGGGGAAGGTGGAAGTACTGCATAACCTCCAGTGCATCGAATGTCAATGCCGGGCCGAATACCGGCTCTGGAAGTCGGGGCAGGATGAGAGTCGGGTACTCTGAACCAGTAGTGCAGACCTCGTGCAGGTTCGGACTCATCGTTTTGGGAGTCAGATTGAGTATCTCCCTGCTCCCTGCTCCCTGCCCAGAAACCGGTTTCCACAACAGCGGTCTGAGGGAGTGGGGTGTTGGCTTCGATGAGCTTGGCCAGGGAACTATGTCCTCCCGACTTAGCGTCAATATCGAGACAGAAAAAGTCACCGCCAACACCTCCGATTGATGCGTTGGGCCATTTATTTGGACCCCACCATTTCCTGATGATTGCCTCATCGGTGGTGGCATCCTTCAAACCGTTCGGAGTCCGGGGATGCTTACCTGGGGAGTGGCATCGAGCGAGGCCGCACGTGCATTCGCCTGCTTTGTTAACTCCATGAAGTGGGATGACTGGTAGTCCTGACTGCGCATATCGTAGTGCCGCGCCGAGCATATCGACGCTCAAGTTTCTGGGTGACACAGATTCTCCTGGGAAAAAATCGTGGTTGAGGCAGGCGATGAGCTGTGACACACGTTATTAGATATGTCAAATAAGTTCTCGATCAAATCAGCAGGTGTGAAGGTGTGCAATTTCAAGTCGGCAGGTGCGAATGAGTTCTAAGAAACAAAATGTGTTGATTTGCAGGCAAACTTCTGACTTGTTACATCTTGAAGAGTTGTCGTGAGGTTTTTTTCACATGTACGTAGGTAAAGGAAAAACCTATAGTAAAACGTCAACTCACCTAAGTCAGAAGTTTTTACTTTCACATCTTTTGACAGGTTAGATAGTCAGATTGGAGTCTAAATATGTACGCGATGTGCAGGCGCACCCGCGCATATCACAGCTGAGGGCGATTGTCAATAGCTTGTGCAAATCAGCATCTAAATCTAAAGATCTCGATTTTCAGTTGCCAATCAGAGCAGAAGCTGTATTGTTGTTCTTGCAAACGCGATTGACCTTCACTCGATGAGTCATCGCACAACACACCGCAACAAAGGAGAAGCTCCAAATGGCGAAAGCTACGAAAACCGACGCTGAGAAGAAAGCCGAGCAGAAAGCGAAAGAAGCTGCCGACAAGAAAGCGGCTCGCGACGCCGAAAAGGCTGAGAAGGCCAAGGAACGCGAGGCCGAGAAGAAAGCCAAGGCCGAGGCCAAGGAAAAGGAACAGGCCGAGAAGGCTCAGGAACGCGAAGCCAAAAAGGCTGCGAAGGAAGAGGAACAGACCGCGCAGCGTCAGACCCTGATCGACGAGGGCAAGCTGATCGAGGGTGAGAACGGCATCGAGTTCCACCTGGTCGAGAAGGACGACCGAGGCACCGTCGAGGACCGCGCTCAGTCCGTGGTCGACGCGCTCAAGGCGGCCCAGAAGTCGGGCATCCCGGTCAGCGGTCGTCAGCTCTCCGAGGAATTTGGCGGAGGCTGGCCGCAGTACCTCTCCTTCTTCTCGCTGCTCAAGGTCCAGGGCCTCGTTCGCGAGTACCGGTCCCGCGGTGGTGAGCGTGGAGAGTCCGGCGTGTGCTACCTCTGGATCGGCGACTGATCCTCAGCTCACACGGTTTCGTAAAAGGGCCCGCTTCGGCGGGTCTTTTTATGCTTGCAAGTCGGCAGGCGCCAGGGCCAATGACGTGTCCTCGACTGCAGTCAGGTACTTACGTAGGATTTCCGGTGCCCGTTCACGCTGCTCCTCGGTGAGTTCCAGCTCCTCAAACACGTTGCGAAGGACAGGAGCCAGGATGCCGGCGTAGTTTTCGGCTACACGTACGCGCCGCTCGTTCACGCCTGCGTCAAGCGCCATCTTGGAGTACTTCGCAAGGCGGTCCATCGCCTGGCCACGTGCGCGAACCCAGATGTTGACCATTTTCATTTTGTACCTTTTCTCCGTGGTGTCTATGTCAAGCACACCAGTACCGTCCTGCGTCGTGCCAGTTCCCTCACGTTCGATCAGTTCTTCGGGCGTTTCAAGTACTTCATCCAGGCTCAGGCCTTTGATTTGTTCATTGCAGAACAGGACCTCACCAGCAGTGAGTCGCACACACTCCAGGATCGCCTCATGCGGTTCAACGTCGATACCGACACCGAGGGCTACTGCCATATTGTTGGCCTCATGAATCATCGACGCAGTGGTACTACCACCGTGCCATTTGCACTGCCCGAAGCCGAGGTGATCAGTTCCCCAGCCAGCTCCTTGTTCGCAGATTTTGCCGGACTTTTTGACGGCCCCACAAATCGCTCGACGGTCGTTTTCCATGCAGAGCAGTGTACCGGTACCGAGCGAAATGGCACTTGTGCTGAAGAGAACCTGAATCTAAAGATTTCATAAAGATTCTCGAAAACGCTTGACATTGAGATTCTGAGGATCTAACATGCATGTATCGAATCAATCGCAACCGCAAAGGATCGTCATGCCTAACCCGAACCTCATTAGCAACTCTGATGTAAAAGCTCATTTGAACGGTGGATGGGCGCTGCTTCAACTGGCTCTCGCACACACGAGCTTGCAGCACACCGACGAGTCGACCGATGAGTTCCAGGCTGATTTTCGCGAGCTTGAGGATGCGTGCCGCGATGCAAGGACCGTGCTCGATCAAGCTGCGAAACTTGCTCAGGATCCGGACCAGCTGGTCGAGCATTACGAACTGCTCGGTCATCCTGAGGACTTCTTTTATGGGGAACTTCGGTTCCACATGATGCAAGCCATTGCCGCGATCAAAGCCGAAGTCAAGAACTTCTAAACCAACCCACAAAGGATAAGGACTAGTCTCATGGCTCTTCCACATGGCACGCTGATGAAGTACAGGGATGGAACTCATTCAGAGCATGACAATCAGCGTGTGTACGTGACTGACCTGTACTACCACCCTTACATGGGGCCTGACCGTGATGGTGAGACCCTTGTGTATGTGGCCCGCTACGATGAGTACATGTGGGCCAAGGATTGTTACCTGGTACCGGTGCAATCATGAACAAGCCCGATTGGCGAAGGACTCATAAGCACAAGCCCTCAAAGCAGTACTTGGACCGTAAGCAGCGCAACCAACAAAGGAGACTCACCATGAAGCTCATCACGACCATCATCGCAGTACTGGCTATCGGTGTTAGCGGGGCCAGTGCTAGCAGTACTGATGTGACTGCTACCGAACATGTGGCCACTGAGATCTGCTTTCCCGTAGCGGATTGGAACGGTACTGCATCACCTGAGGACAGGCCCTGTGACACGTTGTACCGTCCCTTTGAGGATGGCAGTAGCCAGTTGCTGCTTGGCACTATCGGTGCTGATGCTGCTACGTGTGTGGTGCCTAACGTGTTTGAGGAACGTGGTCGGTTCGTCATTCACTGCCATCGCCTGCCTAACAGGTAGGTCCTACACAAGGTAGGTATGCACACATAGCGACGTATGGGAAGGCCCGCCATTGAGCGGGTCTTTTCATATGCCGATGTGTGGCGCAGCGCTGCGCTGATGTGCGCCATGCCGTGCTGCTGATCACCGCCGTGTGCCGTGCGTCGTCGTGCCTGACGTACGGGGCTGTGTTGCATGAGGGCAGGTGACGGCCATGTGAGGAGCACCGCTGTACGTGTGAGCGTGTGCAGTCGCTGCTATGTGAGCCACCCTCGCTGGATGTGGCAGCTCGGTTGCTGATTGTCAAGGCGGTACCTGCAGCATGGGAATGGTACCTATCAAACGTGACCACTACCAGTACCACTAAGGGCAGGACCACTACTAGCTACTACTGTGTGTTGAGTGACTAAAGGGAGTGGCCACTGCCATGTGGAGTGACTGCTGCTACTTGGTGGTGGCCGCTCCACTTGCTGCTAACCGGAGTGACCGCTATTGTTGAGTGACTAGAGACTAATTAGTGAAAATTTTTTCAGTTCGGCGGCGGGGTGGTCGCGAACAAATTTTGAGGTTTTTCAAGACCTATAGTGTTTTTTAGGATCTACTTGACATGTCTGCGAATGTACATCGTGCAGGGCGACCCCAGCGCTCTGTACGGCGACAGGCCCCGCAGCTCCCACAAACGAGTTCCGGCGGGCGTGGTTGAGCGCGGGGCCTACTTGACACGCGATCTATTCTCTGATCCATCATGCCTGCCATGACCAGAGAACAGCACGTGAACCAGCTCCAAGCAGCTGCGGCCAAGCAGGCTAAAGCTAAAAAGCGTCGGCGAGTTGGTTTCTACGGATGCGTCGGGGGAGTCTTCCGTGTAGAAGACAAGAGCTTCACCTACCCGAGGACTCCACGTGTCGATTGCCCGGGGTGCGGCCACAATCACACGGTCCATCTGGCTTGGCGCCCCTATAAACAGGCCTTGGATCTAAATAAGAAGGCGATTCAGCTCTCTTGACCTCGGGGATCGCCAAGGGGACGGCGGACTTCGTCATAGAGCAGGTCTTTCCAGATCTCACCCCTTGGGAACCCGAGGACAGACCGCCCATCCAGGACTATCAGAAGCCTCCGAAAGGGAAGCCGGGGCATGATTGGCACCTGTGGCTCTTTGAGGCCGGGCGAGGCGCAGGGAAGACCGAGTCGTGTGCGAGGTACTGTGCGTCGTACATGCGACGTACCCCGGATGCTCGCGGGCGCATCATCGCTCCTACGTTCGGAGATGCTGTCGAGGCTTGCATCCTCGGACCGTCTGGCCTGACGCAGATAGATCCGACTGTCAAGTGGATGCCCTCAGCACCTGGTGGCGCGAAGGTTCGATGGCCCAACGGAGCGGAGATGTTGGTCATCGGAACCAATAGTCCTCGAGATGTCGAGCGACTGCGAGCCGGTGGTAACAGGGAGCTGGACTGGTGGGAGGAGATGGCGGCGAACCCTCAACTGAAAGCAGCCTGGGATCAGGCGGCATTCGGACTGAGGAAGGGTGAGTCACCACACGCGGTCGCATCGACCACGCCACGGAACACGACTCCGTACAGGGAGATCCGGGGACTGTCAGGCACGTCACTCACGCGGGCGTCGCTCTTCGACAATAAGCACCTGCCCAAAGTCTTCGTGGACATGATGATCAAGAAGTACGAAGGTACGAGACTTGGTCGTCAGGAGCTGCGAGGGGAACTTCTGGATGACATTGAGGGCGCGCTCTGGAGTCGTCAGATGGTCGAGGACGCGGCGAATTGGCGCCTAAAGGAACTAGAACTGCCTGAAATGGTGATCATCGTCGTGGCGGTGGACCCGGCGGTCACCAGTTCAGAGGAAAGTGACGATACGGGGATCATCGTGGCAGGCCTCGGGGTCGACGGAGACGCATACATCCTGGACGATCAGACCTGCCACCTGAGTCCTGAGAACTGGGGGATCCGAGTTGATCGAGTTTGGCGTAAACATCGAGGTGATTACGTTGTCGGAGAGGCGAACAATGGCGGCGATATGGTGGAAGCCATTATCCTTGCGGCAAATCCTCGGATACCTTACAAAAAGGTCATTGCTTCCCGGGGCAAGCAGACCCGAGCTCAACCAATATCTGCATTGTACGGTGATGGACGCAAGAGGCTCAGTCGTGTTCATCACGTCAAACCAATGCCAGAGCTTGAGGATCAGCTGTGTACCTGGGTGCCGGGTGAAGAGGACTCGCCGGATCGTCTCGACGCGCTCGTATGGGCACTCACTGAGCTCTTCTACGGAGAATTTGAAACCGAGCAAACTCTTGAATACTGGGAACCGATGGAAATAGGTGCAGATATCTAATGAGCAGACTAACTGACAGACAATTGCGAGAAATCGCGCACGATTTGCTGCCCTGTGACCACGGTCGGCACTTCAAACTTGGGGAGATAGCAAAGAGAAACAGCATTACTCGTCAAACTCTCAATAGACTCCTTAACGGAAGACACGCTTTTTCGGCGCAGATGTTCGCGTATATGGAAGACATGAGAGGCCAAAAAGACGAGCAACGCAAGCAGGAAATAGCAGAAGCTGTTAAAAATGCCGAAGAAAATGGCAGTGAATCGTCCGAAAAAGAACCTGAAAACACTGCAGAAGAGGCTAAAACCTGATGCAAACGTACTCAATCAAGGGTCATCTCTACAACTTCAAACGGAGTCTTCCAGATCCACGCGATATTTTGGCAGATACCAGTGATCTTCTCATCGCTGACGAGGTAGATCCGCGGTCATCCATGCAGGCGCCTTACGATCAGGGCGAACTCGGGTCCTGCGATCCAAATACCTGGGTCGGAGCCGCGGAGTACAACGCGATCCTGGACTACTCGGATCACGGCACGCTCTCTCGTCTCATGACGTACTACCTCGGCCGCGTTCGTGAAGGAACGGTCACGGAAGACTCCGGATTGATGGGCCGAACCGGCGGCGAGGTGCTGCGCAAGACCGGAGCGTGCCTGGAGACACTGTGGCCCTACGAGATCAACCTGTACCGACAGAAACCGCCGCAGGAATGCTACGAAAAAGTCTACAAAATCGGCAAATACGTGCATCCTGGGCTCGGGATGAGCGAAGAGGACAGGATCAAGGCGTTCAAACGGATTCTGTCCAACCAACAGACGATCTGTGTCGGTGGTTCAGTGTATTCCTCGTTTGAGGGAGACCAGGCGATTCATGAGGGGATCGTCCCGATGCCGAATCCGAGGGTCGAGAAACTGCTCGGCGGACATGAGTTCTTGATCGTCGGATACCTCAAGGAATACCCGGAATTTGGCCTCTGCCGCAACTCCTGGGGAACGGAAGTGATGATGGGCGGGTATTTCCTGGCTCCGTGGAAGTACTTGGCGAATGAACACTACATGGGCGAATGGCGCAGCATCTACCGTCCGAAGGGCAAGTGACCAAGCAACTGAGCGTAGGCGGATGGAGGGTGGTGGACGTCATTACGACGAAGCCACTCTCCAAAGTCTACCTCGTAGAGTCAGAGGCAAACAAGTTCCGGGACAAGATGCTTAAAAAGGGAAAAGCTGCAATGGTCGTCCGGTCGAAGATAGGAGAATACGCGCCATGACTCTGGTCTGGATCCTCATCGTCATTATCCTGGTCCTGTTGATCATCGGGCTAGCAAGGCGCGTCCTCTAGTGCCCTCTTTCAAAGAGGTCTTGCTGGGGAAACGCGGACCTGCCGACGATGTAGGGGAGCTGATCGAGGCACTTCGGCAGTCCAGAGGCAACGAAGAACTCCTTAAAGAGAACTTTCGTCGCCTAGAGCTGTACATCGAAGATGAGGGCTGGCGTCGGATGACCGCGAACGCCGAACGTGAATTTTCACGTGCCGGTATCCAGACGCTCATGGAAATCAGTCGGGCGATGTACATGAACTCCCCGCTGATCAGGCGCTCGGTGGACATCACCACGTTCTACACGTGGGCGCAGGGAGCCAACTTCCACGCGAAGGATGATCGGATCGCGAAAGAGATCGTTCAACCGACGATGGAAAATCGGTTCAACAAAGAGGAGCTGTATGGGCATCAGGCTCGCCTCCTGACGCACGTGGACAAGATCGTTGATGGGAACTTGTTCTTTGCACTCTTCACCAACGAGCGTGGAGACGTGCAGATCCGGAATATCCCGCCAGAAGAGATCACGGATATCCACACGAAGGACGGCGACTACCGATTCGTCACGTACTACAGGCGTGTGTGGACGGAATCTAACCTCCAACCGGACGGGACTAAGTCTGAGGTCCAGCATGAGGAGCTGTACCCCGATTGGAAGTACACCCCGAAGTACAAACCGACGAATATCGGTGGAATACCGGTCAATTGGGATGCTCCGGTCATCTTCAAGAAATCGGGTGGGCTCAAGAGGATGCAATTTGGGGTCCCGGAGACGTATGCGGCGATGGATTGGGCCAGGGCGTACAAAAAGTTCCTCGAGGATTGGCACACGATTGTCAGTTCACTGGCCAGATTCTCTTGGAAAATCGCCACTAAAGGCGAGAAAAAAATCAAAAGGACCAAAGAAAAACTCCGTTCATCGGTCGAGGAAGGGCCAGAGTTCCAAGAGCACAACCCAGCACCGGGCGTCGGGGGACTGGCAATTACTGGGGAAAACGAAGATATCCTGCCGATTCCGAAGACTGGGGCGACGACCTCAGCCAACGATGCGAAGCCCTCGCGCCTCATGATCGCGTCGGCGATGAACATTCCGGACACCATCTTGTCTCAGGACGTAGACGTCGGTAACTTCGCCACTTCTAAAACGATGGATCGTCCGACCGAGCTCTTCATGCTCTCCGAGCAGAAGGGTTGGGATGAATTTCATTCGGATATCTTCCTCTATATCCACGACGCGAAGGTCCGACGCGGAGTTCTTCCCGGTGGGGTCTACTACGACGCGATGAGCGACCTCATGATGGTCCGACCGCGGCGCGATCCCAAAGTGGAAGTCCTGTTCCCGCCGATTCTGGAACACGATATGAAATCTGTCGTGGAATCGGTCGTGATGGCAGCGACTCTAAACGGTCAGCAACCGATCGGGTCCGTTCCTGCCGAACAAGTCTCCAAACTTCTGATGTCCGCCATCGGCGTAGAAGACGTGGACCAGGCACTGAGTGAAGTTGACTTCTCAAACCTGGAGCCGCAGGAGGAAGAAGAACTAAATCAAACGGTCGACGCGATCAACAAACTCGCAGAGGCCATCAAGAGGAGCAGATAGTGAATTACCTGATGCTGTTTGCAGTCTATCTCGTCCGGATGGCGATTCAGAATTGGACTCCGGACAAGCCGATCAACACCGGGAAAGTCCCGACTGCCCACACGGGCCTCAGTGCAGCCGACACGTTCAAGTTCCCGAACAACGGACGAGTCGCTCTGCGAGTCACTGCGAAAACCACCGAAACGAAAGTCAAAGTGGCCTTCACTCAGGGTTCGGATGGGCAGATTCCGGCACCTCGAGAAGTCGCGGTCAAAGAAGCGACCAAACTGATCGGGCCTTTCCCGGTCGGTAGCTACAACGATGAAGAAGGCAATGTCTCCTTCACGTTGACCTCGGCAACCGAAGTCACGGTCGAACTGGTCCAGATCTGATGACTCTCCTTCTTGAGAAAGGTGGCCGCCTCAGGGAGTCCTCAAACGGGGGCAAGCGCCGGTCGGTCACCATCATCGAGTCAGGTTGGGGATCGTCGGGGTACTACCCTGAGGATGTTTTGGCGCGAGACATCCCGACGATCTTCCCTGCAGGATCTCCGATGTATCTCGATCATCCGACCCTCACCGAGGAATACGAGCGCCCCGAGAGGAGCGTGCGCGATCTCGTCGGCAAGCTGGTCGAGACTCCACGTCTCGGAGGGATCGGGATGCAGTCAGTGGCCGAGGTATATGACCACTGGGTTCCGTTCATCAATGAGGTGGCTGACGACATTGGCCTGTCGATCAGAGCCTTTGGTGCAGCTGAGAGCGGGACTGCGGGGGGTAAAGAAGGTCCGATCGTCTCGGAGCTGACCGAAGGGATCTCCGTCGACTACGTCACTGTGCCTGGCGCAGGTGGGAAAGTCGGCGAGATCTTGGAGTCCAAACGGGGCAAACAGCTCCTTCGGGAGGCCCGGGCGGTCGGATCGCCGCATGTATCGCGTGAGGCGCTGCAATCGAACCTGTATGAAGCGCTGGAAGAAGCAGGTTCGACCATGTTTGCGGATCCAAGGTTCTACACCTACACCTACGTTGACGATTATGACGCCGATGAGGGCTTCGTAGTCTACAGCGTCCGGGAAGGCGACGGAGATCGCTTCCTGGTGAAGGTGCCTTTCTCGCATACCGACTCGGGGATCGTCACTCTCGGCGATTCGGGCGAAAAAGTGGCAAGAACGACCGTATACCAAGACTTGGGCGATATAACGCTCAATGAGAGCCACCCCGGTGGCAAAGAAAAGGAGAATGAAGTGGGTCTAGAAGACGATCTGAAAGAGCTGAAAGAGTC